GTTTCCATTTATCTACGTCTGCAGCCACGCGGGGAAGATTGGCAACTTCCGCTGGGTCAATTCAGACACCCGCTGGCCAGACTGGATTCACAAGCGTTGGATTGGCTCAGCAATGCGGAGGGGTTACTGGGGCCGTTGCGGCTTGGTCAACCCTCCGGAATTCCCAGATAGTTCATCGTTGCTCCCTTAGTCAGACCCTCTTCTGTCCTTATGGCTGACTACACAGTGCTTGACACTAGTTACGAGTTCTCGGTGCTCGACGACAACGGCGAAGAACAAGCGGGCGGCACAGCCCCCACCCTGGAGCAAGCCTGGAATGAAGGCCAACATTACTTGGCCATTTACTCTGAAGATGGTCCGCACTTGCTGGAAGTACGGCGTGTTGAACGCATCTCTCTACTATCTTAGTTTAATCAATTATGGTTCACCGCTACTCCGTCGCCGCCGCTCTTCGCGCTGCTGTAGAGCAGATAGAGGATATTTACTATAAATCCGACACAGACCGCAGTGATGGTGTTGTTTTTGCACTACTTCAAATGATGCTTATTGTTAATGAACTTGAAGCTCAATAGTCAAACTCACTAAACCATTTTGTTAACGTCAACAAAATGGTGCTTCTGTTACACTCAGTATCGATAGAGCCTGAGTCTCTGCTCCGTCCTTATGAGGCGGTTTACACTCAGGCCATCAACAATCTCAATACTCACCGTTTATAAAGAACTCAACTAATGGCAAAAGGACTATCAGCTGACGCATATGCGGTAATCAAAAAAGCTCATGAAGTTGATTGGTGTAATAAAAAAGCTATAGCTGCTGTTCTCCGGGAAGTAGCGTATAGGTTGAGCTTTGGCCACGCCACAGGTGACGGAATCATCTGCGAAGACGATCTGCGAGCCTTGGCTAATGAACTTGATGCTTACGAAGAGCTAACTGGTGTAACACCAGTAAACAAAGCTACTGAGGAAGATACCTAAGGAAATCCCAACCCTTAAGAGATGGATCTTCGGAAGCTCTAACTGCTTTCACGACAGTAGGAAGCTCACGGGCAAGGCGATAACCAATCGACCTAGCAATCTGGCGATGCTCAGCCTGAGTATCATCCTTGCCGCGTAAACCAACATAATGCAGGAAACTACGCACAGTGCCGCTCATATGCATACGAGTGGGTGTGTACAAGGGTAAAATATTCCTTGCGCATTCACGAGCCACGCCTGCGTCGAGCATTTCCTTATACAGCCCTTGAACCTGACTGTCGATAAACTCAAGCCGCTCCCAGAACGATTCACACATGTAAACCGGAAGGCGGTCCACGCTGCTCTGACGATTCTTTGAGGCTTGAAACCTCAGCTCAAATTGAAAGGGTTTCTCTTCTAAATCAAGTGTTTCGTTAGGTTCGCAGTAGCGCTGAGACAGTTCTTGAAATACGAAGCTCCTGTGCCTCAAGATTTGAGGTGAAATAGCTCGAGTTGTACTAATTTCAAAGCTGGCCGAAGCTTGCTCGAAAACCGACCAGTGTGCGTGTTTAATACAGTACGTTAATAGCTTTTCGTACTCTTCACGATCAGGATCTTTTGTGGAAACTCTGGCGTGTCTTGCGATTACTTTTTCCGCATCTGGTGTAACCCAATCCAGATCAGCGGAATGCAGCTTCATTAGCTACGTGGAAAAGCTTGTTGGTACCGTAATCTAGCAGTAATCTCGCTCGGGTTTGAAACCATTCGAGCGAGGTCAGCAGGTCCCCAACCGAGACGCATCCCAGCCATGCGAACCTTATCAGCGTCCTGGTGCATCATTTTTTAATTTTAATAGGAAGCTGAAGGGGTAAAGTTCCCGCCGTGTTGAGATTCTGGGGGATCATCGCCATTGTCGGATCCATGGCACTCAGAAAGTTCTGCTGAGGAACCGTCGTCAGAATCTTTAACTTATTACGCATCTCAGGATTAAGAGTGTTCTGAGTTTTAACCAGATACTCACCCTTACTCATATCAGCAGGTCGCTCCGGGATCACTAGGTTATCCCTATGGTTGTACCCGGCAGGCCCTGTCAACTGCTGGCTAGGAACAATATTACTAGCTTGAACATCCGTAGGTCCCACGGGCTCTCGCGCATACTCTCCAATATCGTGCTGATACTGTGAATACACTCGATTGATGTTGTCTAAACCGGTTGCCCGATTCAACTCAATCATCTCAGGAGTGTTCTGGTACATCGCGGGGTTGCCCGTAGCCAGGCTACCGAGTGGTTTCACTCGGGCAGCCATAGGGCCTAAGCCACCGGGGCGTTGTAAGAAGTTTTGGCCGTTCATAGTTTTATCTTAGCTCAATCAGGTTTCCTAGATCTATTTCTCGAGGCATCCATTACCCTTAAGTTAGAAGGCGAATTGTTATGCGGGTTCCGATCTTTATGGTCGACATCTTTACCATCGCCTTTATGGACCCGACCTTCGCGTTCCATAAAACGCCGCGCTTTATTTCTAGCTGCACGGCGCTTTTTAACTTTCTCAGTGCCGTCGTAATTACGGTACTCTTCCTTATAGTCTCGCTTATACGCCATCAGCTGATTAAGTTTTTACAATTCTAAGCCAGCACGAAACAACTCAGCTACTGCCATGCCCCGCATGGTAACTAAATGCCGAGCAAATTCAGTCAGATCCGACTGAAAACGCTGGAAAAGCCCAGAGTACAGACCGTTATTACATCCATAAAACTCATAGAGCGCATCTAAGAAATCTGCCTTGCTTTGCTCATCAGTAACACTCCAGTTATCTAGAATTTTCTGATAATCGAACTCAGCGCCGACAGAAACCATGGCTCAAAGGAGAGAGTACGAAGTCTACCTCAGCTAGCCAGGATTACCCAGCCACTCTTAGGTCCTTCAACAAGGAAACGAGGGCCTAAGTTTTTCTTGGAATACAAGCGGTATTTCCCATCAGTAGAAACGTAAGACCCACCAATCAGATCAAGATCGCCGAAAGGATCATGCACCCAAAGTTTCTGGCGGTCTGCGGTGACGCCCACACAGCAGATCCAGTGGCCGCCTCCAACAGGATTGGAAACTGGACCTTTGTGGAGGATGCCCATTGGGACAGGGATGCCTCGCTTGAGCTGCTGCTCGATGGTATCCCAGCTTGCGTTTTGAACAAACTTAGCGTCGACACCAAAGTGCTTCAGAGTGTCCAGTTGAGCTGAAGCCGATGTGGTATCACCGTACTTATATACTTCACTGATGTATTCATCGTCAGTATCAATAGCATCAGGATCGAGAGCCGCCAGGAGCATTGCACAACTGCTGGAAAAGCAGGTGCGCATAGGATCTTTTTTGTTATCCCGTTGGGAGAAGTAAGGAACAACTAGTTTGATCTCACCGTCTGTCTTGGGTGGTGTCTCCTGAGTCTCTGTGTCATTAATGATCTTCCAGTGATCCGGGAAAAACCACCACTCAACTTCTGGTTGCTTCTCTAGGAGCACTCGCTGGTGAGCTTCTCCGGCATACATCCTGATTTCAGTCCACTGCCACGCGCTGCCTTTAGGGACAAAAAGCTTCTCCTCGGCCTTCAAGGTGCTGGAGTCAACAGGGTGACGCTTGAGCCAAGTATCACGTTTCGCAAGGAGAGACTTAGCCAAAAGAGGATGCTTCACCTTCTCTAAGAATAACTTTTTCTCCTCTTCTCGGCGCCGTACCAAACCAGGGATGACTTCATCGCTGCCGGCCTTAACCCACCTACCGAATTCACCCGCTACGACCTTGCGATCAGCTCCATGGTTAAGCAGGCGCAGCATCGTGCTGTTGACGAACGCTGTCGGTCCAACATTAAACGTAAAAGAAACTAGCGCATCATATTCATTCTGATTAAGTTTTACGCTTACAAAACTACTGACGGTCTGTTGCGCACTCTCAGTATCAGCCCACAGCAGACGCTCGGCCTCCTCCTCGGTGATGCGCATTCCTGGTTGCACATCAGGCCCAGTATGCCCATAGCCGATAGTCAATACACCGGCAGGACAGACATAGGCTGTCAGCCGAATACCTTCAAACTTTTTGATTAAATCTATCCCCTTCTGCGAAATACGCATTTGTCAAAATCTGCCTGTATTTACTCTGGCAGAGTTTGACAATATGCGGCGTGAAATTTTAATTAAGCAGCGGTAACTGTAACCCGGTACTCAGTTTCACTGCGACCGGTACGGAACACATAGAGCGTAGCGGTCTCGCCGTTGCTGACGCTATAAGTGAAACTGGAGTTGCTGCGACGCGTAATTTTGGGTGCGTTTGCAGTACCTGCCACGGTACCATCGGCTTTATAAACTTCAACTTTGCTCACAGCAAAAGCTTCAGCATCTAAAGTGATGGTCGCGGTACCAGAGGTACCAAAGGTCAGGCTGAAAACGTCGGCCAGACCTAAGCCGCCGTCACCAGCAAAAGAGCGGTAGTTACCAATGGTGACGTTATTACCGTCCAGAGTACGAAACTGGCCAAAACGAGTAATTCCTTCCGGAGCGACTCCTGTCTCACGATTGAAGGTAACTTCGGCCATGGCTAGATTGGAGACACCTCGATATAAAGATTCTAAGGTATGTACAACAAAGTAAACGCACTTATCTACGAGCTGATTACCTTCTTATGTAGGTTTTATCCACTAAAACAAAAACCTTGGATCAGGCGAATACTCGATTATTGTCGACCAGATTGGGCTGCTTTTCGAGCTGAAGTTGCAATTAAAGAAGTTGACAAACAAGTAGAGGCGTTCCGCGAGGCGTGGGATAAAGAGGAAAAAGAAAAACAGAAACCTATCTACACTGAACTTCCGCCAGACGGAACTAAAGCGCAGGAGCTCCTAGGTGGCGAGATGCGCCTCAGCGCCCCTTGGACTGTTGAGACTTTTGATAAGACTTAGCTTTCTTCTTCGCACGAACACAATTGGGTACGTTCCGGCCGTCCTTCTTTTTATAACCTTCTTGAACGTAACCATCCCAGCAGGGACCTTGCTTAGCCATTGCTTCTAGATTGCTTGAAGGCACGAGCTTTTCGACCAGCTCGTTTGGCAGCTTCCGTGTTTGCGACCTGAGTGTTTACAGGCTTACCACGGGTGGCTTGTTTTTTCTTTTCGTCAGTCGCACGACGCTCCTCAGGGGACAACGAAGCCCAAGCTGCCCGAGGTAAATACCGCTCAGTACGGCCTTTCTCACGCGCTAAATCAGCCATTATTGAATGGGTCCTCCATGAAGCCAAGCGTCACAGCTTCGCTGAGCTGCGCACTTGAACTTAAAAAGCTGGCAGTAGCCTAAATCGGCTAATTCCAAAACGTCACGCGGATCCGCTGCGTTTGTCTCGTTTATACCTGTAAGTATGCACTGCTGAATCTGTGGCGACTGATCGAACGCCGCGCAGTTACCGCAGAGAGCCGATTTCGCGTGCTCAATATCCGTGTTCCACAAGTCCGCTTTATGTTCCCAAAATCCCGGATCGGGGTAGTCCGGATTTAAAGGTCCATAAGCAAACTTATCGATAGTCCAGTTACGGTTTTTTGTATTCTCCTCAACGTCTAACGTTGCCGTAGGGCAGCTAGGAGACTTCGAAGTAATTTCTTTTTCAAGAAATACCTGAGAGCGGATAGGAATACTCGGTTCCATCAGGACTCACCGCCTTTTTCGTACTCTTCCCGAGTCTGCCAATCTTCCTTAGACCATTTGCTCAGGCGGTTTTCAGAAGACTTTTTGCCCTCATAACGCCCACCAGACTCCTTGTAATACTTCGTTGCCAACTGCATGGCACGTGCAGAATGTCCGCCAAGCTTTTTACGTGCTTTAGCTTTGGCTCTTGCCCACTTTTCGGGATCTTTTTTCTGAGCGACTTCAGCCATCAGTCCCGACCTTCTGTATTACGCTCAAATTTACGACCTGCTTTACGCTCTTCTTTGTACTTTTTAGCTCGTGTTTTAGCACGCGTAGCTTTCGACATTTCGCCGCGACGATCCCCTTTTTTAGTTGCTTCCTGAGTGCCTTCTTTCAGGTCGCCGGAGCGCTGAAGTTGTTTAGTTGCGATTGCATAAGCCGAAGACTCCGACATCTTCGGATTTTCTTTCATAATCGACTTGACTGCGTCGTCGAGTATGGCAGGCATAGATATATAAATGCTCTTAGAATTCTACTAGCTGAGTTAGCACCATGATTAGTCATCTTACGGAAAACTGGGCTGAAATCGCAGGTATTTTGGCCGCCCTGCATGTACTGGCATTGGCCATCGTAAACGTCACCCCGACGCCGAAAGACGATGAGCTCTATGCCAAGCTGTATAAAATTATTGAAATAATTGCTGGTATCATAACTAAAGTGGCTAAAAAATAATTAAGCTGCCACGAGGGTAGATCCCCAATAAACAGGTACTAATGAAAAAGGAGCGTCGTCTTGTTGGTTAACCCAACAAAGAATACGCTCCTCTCTTTCTAGTGTCCAAAAGTACTGAGACCTGTACCAAACGCACCAGTCTTCTGAACTTTTAAGGATATTGCAGTCACCGCAAGCTGCAATAAGATTTTTTCTGGTCGTAGCGCCCCCACGGGCTTTCGGTACGACGTGATCTAACGTTGTCGGATTTTCTTTACCGCAGTAAGCGCAACAACCCCAATCTTCAAATATTTGTTTTCGAAATCTCTTTTTGGCAACTCGCTTTTGTAAACAGGAAAGATCGAAGAGAAGATCCCGTTCGCTCACAAGTGTGAGTGCGGCTAACGATATTCTACAAATAAAAATCACTCTTTCCTAGAAAATTACACAACAATGCAGCAAGTAAGTATTAGAGCCTGAAGGCAGACATCACTCCTGCAGTGAGGTACAATAGCGGCACCCAAAACACAGGCAAATGGAAAAACTTAACATACTTCCGACAACTCTGTACAAGTACGACATACCTGATGACATACATACTTCAATCCTAAGGGAACTCCCATACGCTGGGTTTGAAACGAGAGAACAAAGAGACGGTCAACCACATTACGGTAAATCTGCGTACGGTAGGACATCTCTACATAGACAAGAAAATTGGAAATTTCTATGTGACTTTATAAACCCTAAAGTAAAAGAAGTTGCTACAGAAGTCGGATACACTTGGTTTGATGATATCAAAGTTTCTCTTATGTGGGCAAACATCAGTAACGAAGGTCAGTGGCATCACGCTCACAGACATCCGTGGTCGATTCTAAGTGGTATTATTTATATCCAAGGAGAGTCTGGTGATACTTGGTTCAGCTCGTTAAACCCTTACGCTATGGAAAACAGAATGTTTAACGGGCACCACGAGGCGGACGGAAACCAAATAATCCACAAGCACAAACCTGTTAACCAAACTATGTTGATTTTTCCTTCAATGCTTCTCCACTCTGTTAGTGAAAATAAATCTCCTATACCAAGAATTACTATAAGTTTTAATAGTTATTTTGACGGCACAGTAGGAGATGAGTACCACTTAAGCGGTTTAACCTTAAAACTACAATGAACTCAGTATTAGGAATACATTGTGGTAAGCATAATTCAAGTGTTTGCTTACTAATTAATGGGGAAGTTGAACTATTCATAGAGGAAGAAAGATTATCAAAAATAAAATATGACTCAGAACCTATAAAATGTATAGGTCAAATAAAAGATATAGTCACAGAAATAGATTCAGTTATAGTAACTCACTGCGGAAATGAAAACTTCATAAAACATTTACTTAGAAAAAATGGAATAACTTTTAAACGATTTAGTGTTCACAACGATATACATCATTTAGCCCACGCTGCTTCGGCTTTCTACAGTTCTGGTTTCACTGAAGCAGTCTGCGTAGTTTTTGATGGGAGAGGTTCAGAATTCGCGCTAAATAACGGAGCTTTTGGTGCTGAAACAACATCCGTATACGAAGCCTCGTATCCAGATAATTTCAGGCTGCTGTACAAAAAACTAGTTGTCGATCCGCACAGAGGAAGTAATTTTAGCGCTGTTAGTTCCTTACTTCATAACACAGAAGTCGAAATAACTTCCCATATCGATATAGGCGGTATGTATCAAGCAGTAGCTAATCATCAAGGATTTAGAAATCTAGACTGTGGTAAAACCATGGGGTTAGCAGCATACGGAGCAGCAAATAAAAACATCCCAGAGATACTGACAGGCCCCAAAAAAGAAGCGAATAAAAATCTTTTTACTAATGACAATAAGATAAACACCTACAGTTACCCTGAGCTTATTACAAACGATTGGGGACAGCTACAAGCAGATCTAGCATTTGCCGTACAAAAAGCAACACAAGAAAAAGCTTTAAGTTACATAAAAAAAGCAATAAAACTGAGTAACACAAAAAATATAGTGTTATCTGGAGGCTTTGCATTAAATATAGTAGCCAATAAATACTACAAAGATAAACTAAGCGAGTTTAATTTTTTTATTGACCCTATGGCTGGTGACGGAGGTCTATCGTATGGCGCAGCTAAGTTGGTGCACCACGCTGAGCAAAAAGACCAGACAAAGAGAAAGTTAGAGAATATCTACCTAGGGCCAAAAAAGGAGTTACTTTTTAAAGAAATCGGAGACAGGACAACAAGTAAAGAAGTAGCTCTTTTGTTATCCAAGGGAAAAACAGTCGCTCTGTTCCAGGGGAGGTCAGAAGCAGGTGCTAGAGCATTAGGAAACCGTTCTATTCTTTTTAACCCTTGTCTGCCAAACGGTAAAGATATAATCAACCGAATAAAAAACAGAGAAAGTTTTAGGCCTTTTGCAGGTACTATACTTCAGGAAGAAGTAGAAAAATGGTTTGATATCGAAGAAAACCCTTTTATGACTCTAAATGCTACGTGTTTAAAAAAAGAAAAGATACCTGCCATAGTACATGTCGACGGTACGTGCAGGATACAAACAATAACAAAAGAACAAAATAAAAATTACTTTGAGCTAATACAAAATTTTTACGAAATTACAGGAGTACCTATACTAGGTAATACTTCATTTAATGTCGATAAGCAACCAATAATAGAAACGTTTGAAGACGCTGTAAGTACTTTAAATAACACAAAGATAGATTATCTGTATACTCCAGAAAATATGAGATTACTCTGCAGGGATTAGACCATACCAGCCAGTAATAATGTACTTTTTTTCTGTTGGCGATACTACACCACGGTGGGTGTGGGTGAAGTCTGTTGGCCAAATCAACAATTTGCCGCGTTGAGCTTTTTCAACATGGTTGTAGTACTTGAATTCTGTACCGCCTTTATCTTCTACATCGTTTAAATAAAGCATAAAGACAAGTAAACGAGGACAGACTTGATACGATATCCTTTCATGGTGAAAAACTTTAAACCCTTGACTTGGGGGTAGAAATCTTTGAATATTAAACCCCTCTCTCATAGCAAAACAAGAATTTTTAAGCTCGGGGAAATCTTCTAAATACAGATTCACACAGTCCCAAAGCCAAATAAGAAACGAACGCAGAGGTGGCTGAGTGTAAGCATAATTAATATCATTCACAGAAATACACGTACCATCTTTATAATCTTTATTTACTATAGGTTTACCTTCTCGTGACTGGACAACACCAGTCCCTTGTTTCTCAGGGTGGTCTTCAAACCATTTTATGATTTCATCGCACAGAGTAACATCAGGTATGTTGTAGCGACGAATAAAAGTTTCAGTACTCACAAGTCTCAAAGAGAAAAGCTGCAGATGTCCGCATCCGGTCGGTAAACCTTAAAGGAGCGTTTCCGCAATGATACAACGACGAAGGGAAAATAACAGCACGATTTGGTTTATAAGTTACAGTGTGAACTTCTTGATCAGACAAATCAGCAAACGAAAAATGGCCGCCCCACGCTGAGTTCCACTCCCGGTTCGTAAAAATTAAAACAGTTATATCTGTGGGTTCTTGTGAATCCTGATGAAGCTGACCCTCTTGTCCGTAGACTTGGCCATTTAAGTGAAGTCGTTTAAAGAAAAATTTACGTTTAACGTGTTTTTTAACCTTAAGAGAAATAATTGATGCTAAAGACTCAAGATGGTTTGGTCTATCCGTTTTTCGAACTCCAAAAAATAACTTAATATTATTAGAGTCACTCCAATTACATAAGCGCAAAGGCATATAGTTAAACTCTTCAGAAAGCATTAAGAAATCTGAAGAGCTTAAAAAGTTATCTAAAACTATAGGATGAAAATTAATTACTTCCTTCGATGTAGACCCAGAAGGAGCAGTTGCTGACATCAAAAGCAGTGGTTGTCGTACCAGAGACTGTAGCGGCAACAGTAGAGTTAAGCGTATTCAGCGACGTTGAATTTGACGTAACGGTAATAATAGGTGTATCAGGGCTGCTACCTCCGTCTTGACCTGCGCCATCAGCACAAGGCCCTGAACCTCCTTGACGTCCATTTACGTGAGTATGTAACTTAAGGTTTGCGGGCTGGTAAGCACCGATGTTATTTCCGGTAGGAAGAGAGCCCGAAAGTGCCGTTCGACTTGCAGCTTCCGAGTCACGACCAGACCCAAAATCATAGCCACGGAGGTAAAGACCTTCTAAAGGAGGCAAGTGAATATTGTTTACGGTGCTTCCGTAGGCATTAACCGGCCAAACATCACTCAGCTTTGAGTTAGTAGTGCGAGAAAGAGCTTGCCCGTCACACAGATAGTAAGTTGCGCCGTTGTTCGCAACAAAAGAAGGACCTAAGTACCGAGCTGAAAAAATAACTTGGGTAAGCATCGATCAGATCTCCGAAACAACGACTAAGTAAGTGCAGGTAATGTTGGCTGGTCTATTTTCACCAGCAATACCGATAGATGATGGGCCAGAGGCTGGTGTAGTCGTTGCAGTGCCGATTGGAGTATAGTCACAACGCCTACCACCACTGGCAAGATAATAAGCCGGATTATAGCCATGACGATGAGATACAAAACCATCTTCACCATAAGATCCGTTTCTATATCCAGAAGGTTGGATAGTGTTTCTACCTACTGGGGCACGGAGGAACACACCTCTATAATCGGGCAAATTAAAAGTAGTGGTGCCGTTACCACTACCATATAAAGTACCAATCCGCTCAAACAATGTAGCGTAGGTAGTACGACTGAGAGCTTGCCCGCTTGCAACCACTGTATTGATAGGGGCGACAGCTGATATAGCTGAAACATTATTAGGCGTTAAACAAATCACAACAGTACCAACAGGTGCTGTTTGAGCCGTATTAGACAAAAGTGGGATAACCTCTACGTGCCTACCGTGGTTGTCCCCACCGCCGTCGAAACTAGATTGAAAGGTGAACGAAGCGATATCTGTAGCGCCACCGCCTCCGTTACTCGCTTGGCCTGGGTTTTGTACGCCTCCTACTTCTAAAGTATGTGTATGGTTTGGGAGGACTGCAACACCACTAGGAGCTTGGACACCAGATCCAGTGGTTGCTTTTGTATACCCAAACCGAGGCGTCATCGGAGGGGTATTAAAAGTGGAAATTCCGTTACCGTTACCATAACGGTTGCCGACAACCGCATAAAGGCTGGCGAAAGCTGTTCTATCGTGCTCAGAACCATCACAAATAGCATAGTTAGTTCCGCTGATAGCAGAAACAACTCCGCTAGAAAGGGCGTAAACAAGTTGACCAGGGTCAACCCAAGCGCCTACGGGAGTGGCCGGCCACCCTCCGACAAGTCTTTGTTGGTAAACCTCAGAAGGACTAACGTAGGCACCTTGCGCACCTGCTGCACTAGGAAGGGTTTGTTTTCCCGTAAAATTACCTAGTTTTTTGTTCGAAGTCATGGCAGCGGTTGAGGGGGTACAGCGTGTTCGAAGTAACTACTCGTTCCTGGAGGTAGGGGTTCGGATCCTGCAACCCAATCAGACGGAATAGAAAAATAGGGTTGAACTTCTAACGGAACTTCGAAGCAGAAGCCATAGGTTTCGTACTGACCTTTCCACCGTTCGAAATTTTCGTTAATAAAGTCCTGAGCTAGTTTAGCATTGTGGTCTGCTTGATTCTCCACAACTGTGGGAATCTCAGGAAGATCTTCGAAAGTTAATAATTCTGACTCTGGTTTCTTTAAAAGATTTACTAGCGTTGTTATGTAACGACTCCAAGCATTACGAAAATCATCATCATAAGAAGATTTATCATCTAAGTCTAAACAGTTAATCTGCTCAGAACAGTAAGAACGAACCTCACGGTTAACAAGTGTAGAATCTTTACCTTCTGCACTAACTAAAATAAATTTTTTAGAAGCAAAATCCCAGACACGTTTTTGATTGGCTCCAACAGGAATAAGCTCAATCGGTCCTTCATAACCAGCATCATGCAGATCTTCTAAACTGCACGATGAAGTGTATTTAGTAAAACCTGACGAAAGACGAATCCTAGAAGGAGGATAAGAAGGTACCGACCCGTTTTTAGTGAAGTAATAGTTAGACCAATTTTGATTATCCATAATCAGACCACGACGTAAGAAATTGCTACATCTAATTGACCTGAAGTACTAGATGTGACGCGAATGCTCTTACCGCTAGGAAGAATATACTTGTTAGCAATAAAATCAACGTTTGAGTCAGCAGGAACAGGAATGGTATAACCTAAATAATTATTAATTGTTGCACCTGTGTTCATGCTTACTGTGCAATCAACAGCAGAAGAACCAATATTATTTGCAACAAGAATACTTAGAACAATTGTAGAATCTGCGTCAGAAGTCAGTACCGTTACCGGGCTGCTGTTTACGTTGGCTCTAGCAACGTTATAGAAGCTTGCCATAGTTCCCCAAACCCTAGTAAAAGTCTAACTGAATGTTCTAAAAAAAGTCTAGCAAAAATATGTCACACTAAGCCCACGCTGTAGTCGGCAGCCCTTTAAGGGTTAACTTAAGGCAAAGATTAGGCCCGTTAACTGTTCAGCTGTGACGGGTGGGTTCCCCACGATTAAAGCTAACGCGGCATTCCCGGAAGCTAAAGCTTCTAAACTGTCGCTTAGTGCATCTACACCAGAAACAGCAGAATATAAACCAGAGGATATAGCTCTATTAGAATTTAATTGAGAAGCGTTAGAGACTACTAAAGAAGAATTACCAGAAGCTAAGGCTGTTAACGAAACAGATATAGAGCTATTGCCAGAACTTAAAGCAGTTGAAGCTAAAGCTATAGTTGCATTACCTGAAAGTTGAGCACTAAAAGCACTTGATAAAGCAGAATTACCTGAAGCTAGCGCTGTTAAAGAAACAGCTATAGCTTGGTTCCCCGAAGCGACGGCGGCAGGGGCAAGAGCTAAAGCCGCATTGCCAGAAGCTTGCGCAATCGCAGACGGAGCAAAAGCGGCTTGGCCAGAAGCAATAGCAGCGGAAGATACATTAATAGCTGCAGAACCTGAAGCAATAGCTACCGCAGAGGTCTCTACAGCATCGTCACTAATTAAATGTACAAATAAATTTGTTAACAGAGCATCATCAGCGTCATCTAAAGCCTGTACTGAGTTAAATAACGCAGCATTCCCTGAAGCTAAGGCTACTGAAGCTGCACTTACAGCTAGGTTGCCAGAAGCTGCAGCAGTATTCGCCTCAAGAACTGCAAAAGTGCCAGACGCAAATGCTTGATTAGCTTCATTTAAAGCGACCACGCCGGAGGCTAAGGCCGTATTTGAAGCGATTACAGCATCAGTAGATAAAGCAAACGCAGACGTACTAACTTGGTCTGCTGCGTAACCTGAGTTTACTGCACGTTGTGCAACAAGGATTGCTTCTGTGCCTGATACAACAGCAGAATTTAAATTAAATAAAGCTGCATTACCAGAAGAAAGAGCAGAACCAGCAATGAAAGACGCTGCATTTCCTGATGCAGAAGCAGTCAAAGAGGTATTTACACTAGCCAGACCAGAAGCAAGTGCCTCTGAACTGTTTATAAGAGCTGCAGATCCTGAACTTAAAGCTATATTTGACTCGACTAACGCAGAGTTAGTATCTACTAAAGAAAGTATTCCAGAACTTATAGCAACATTAGAGTTGTTTAACGAATTTAAAGAAGCAGATATAGACGAATTACCAGAGGCTGCAGCAGTTACGGCAACAGATAATGAAGCAAGACCAGAAGAAAGAGCTACGCTCGAATTAGCTTGAGCTAGAACTCCAGAATTTAGTGCAGTTTGTGATAGTACTAAATCGCCACCATCTAGAGCAAGCTTGTTGTTTGTAACTAATAAACCACTGGCTGCGGCTGCTGTTGGTATCGATACACTTACTGTATTGTCAACGCCAAGAGGTAATACAGCTCCACCTAAGCCACTACCAGCGATTAAATCACCCAATATCGACACACTATCTGCGTCGCTAGTCTCAGATATAAATCCACTAGAAAAAACTAGACTGCGGTAAGTCGCCATTTTACGAAAGCGCGATAATTAGACCGATAGCTTCGCCCTGGGATATGCCAGGGTTAGCGAAATAGGCTGCAAGGGCTGCGTTACCTGATGCTTGAGCAGCAGGCACAATAGTTAAAGCTGCGTTACCTGAAGCTAGTGCAGCATTGGCCACGGAAATAGCCGAGTTACCAGAACTTAAAGCCGTAAGGCCTACAGAAATTCCTGCGTTACCTGAGGCTTGAGCTCTAGAGCCTACTAAAAGCCCAGCATTACCAGAAGCTAGCGCTGTGGAAGCAAGAGCTAAACCAGCATTACCAGAGGATAAAGCTACAGAAGCAGAAAGAAGAGCTGCGTTACCAGAAGCTAATGCACTTAGACCTAAAGAAATACCTGCATTTCCCGAAGCAAGTGCGGTATTTACTGCCGCAAGCGCTGCGTTACCTGAAGCTAACGCTGTCGACGCAACAGATAGACCGGCGTTACCAGAAGCAAGCGCACTAACGGCAATAGTTAGTGCAGAGTTTCCAGAAGCTAGTGCTTTATCTGCTGTTGCCTGTGCTGCTAAACCAGAGGCTAAGGCAATGTCTGATAAAAGAATTGCAGCGGCTCCAGAAGCCACCGCGCTATTTGACAGAACGATAGCTGCGTTTCCAGAAGCTAGTGCTTTAGCTGAATCAACTAAGGCAGCGTTTCCAGAAGCAAGGGCTTGATCTGCGAGAAGTACTGCTGAGTTACCAGAAGCTAAAGCAGTAACAGAAACATTTAAGGCAGCGTTACCAGAAGCTAGAGCAACCTGAGCATCAGATAATGCAGAGTTGCCAGAACTAAGTGCTCTTAAAGAAGTGCTAAGACTTGCGTTACCGGAAGCTAAAGCGTTTACGGAAACACTAAGAGCAGCATTACCTGAAGCTAACGCAGTATTGCTTAAACCTAAAGCTGCGTTACCCGAAGCTAAAGCAACTACGGCGTTCGACAGACCAGCATTGCCAGAAGCTAGAGCAACTTCGGATAATGATAAAGCTGCGTTTCCAGAAGCTAAGGCAACAGCTGAATCTGTTACAGCTGCACTACCAGATGCAAGTGCATCACTGGCAACATCAAGTGCAGCAATACCTGAATTGAGAGCTGTTAAAGAAATTGATAGGGCTTGATTTCCAGATGCTAAAGCTGTAGCGGCAACAGATAAACCAGCATTACCAGAAGCTAATGCTGTCTGACCTACAGAAAGAGCTGCGTTTCCGGAAGCTAGTGCAATTGAAGAATTAAGTAGAGCTGAGTTACCAGAAGCAAGTGCTTGTTGAGAACGTACTAGAGCAACACCATCAACACCAATTTTGTTGCCAACAAATACGAGTCCGCTAGGTTGAGTCGCAAGAGCAACGTCTAGTCGAATAGTTTCATTAGTATCGCCACCGCCGACTAGACCACTACCTGCTGTTAGTGTCCCGCCAGAAGCAGTTGTAACAATACTATCCCCTAAAGGGAGCTCAGAAAGAGCACCACTAACAAGAACAAGCGGCCTGCGGACTACCATAACTCTTCTCCTTAAGCTCCAGTATAAAGAAGAACGGGAGGAGCAATCTCAATACTCAATTGATTTCCGTTTAAAGCTACTCCCACGGGGGAGGATGCGGCATACGCATTAGATCCGGAACCTGAGATAATTCCAGAAGCTGTGGAGTATCTAACAACCTGACCGTTGAATTTTGAAAGGTAATAATATTGACCTGGCACTAACGAAGACTCAGCCGTGATATTGGCGCCAGTTAAATTAACAACTCCATCTAAATTAATTACAACTGGGTTACCAACAGTAGCTGAACTCTGAGCAAACCCTATAGGAGAGAACGCATAAGTTGGGCTACCGCTCAAAGCAGTGGCCGGGATTACATAATTACCACTAGCTGCTACGCAAGCACCGGCAACTAATGCAGCTCCCGCTACTAGAGTTATCTCAGGAGCAGGATTTGTAACAACACCCCTACCGTTCGCTAAGAATACGGTAGTACCATCGGATTGATAGCTAGTGTAATTACGGTTGAAGATCGACCTGTTTGACACCGACAACAACCACGCGATGTTTTTAATTCTACAACGTCTTACAAGTAACCACTGACGACGAGCTTAGGCTCACTTGGGTTCACGCGAATAGAGCTTTGATTGACAGCTATGCCCAGTTGAGTTAAATACAAGCTAGACACACCGAGTTGATAAAACTCTGTAACGTATGTCGCGTAATTAACTACGTAGCCTCCACTAGGGCTTAAGTAATAACTCGAACCAGGAGAAAGAGAGGAGTAAACGGAGGCCGCAGAGTCACTAACAACTCTGCAAAGGCCTCCAGCACTCACTGTGTCTATAGCTACACCTACGACACTGGCTGAAACTAAACCAGACGGATTAGCTGGAATTATCTGACCTGATACTGTAGTGCTTACAGCAACTGCATCACCTACTTGTATAGGTTGCTGAGCTACAAAAGATAAAAGCACAACTAATCACGTGCAGATAAATAAACTCTAGCGTCCTTGTCCACGGCTGAGTTTACGGCCATGTGACGGCTTCGAGTGACGACCTTGACCCTGGTGAGTCTTTTTTAACTTTTTGACAATAAGCGTTGTGGTTTTGGGTTTGGACATCAACCTCAGATCGAAAGCGCCAATTTAGCTCAGACCCATGATTAGGCCAATCACTTCCCCTTCGGCTTCAGCATCTAAACCAGAAGGAACAGGAGGCGGAATATAAGGACTACCGCTAGCAGTGACATCTGCCCAGATAGACCCATCCCAAACGCGAATAATGTTAGTGCCCGAATCGGTCCACAAGGTGCCGTCAACAGCAGCAACGGGAGCTACCGAGTCATATACAGGAGTTCTGGATGCTGCGGACTCATACCAACCACTTGTTGTTGAATCGTAAACAAAGAGTGAACCCATCAAGGTATTGAACCAGAGGGTTCCGTCTAACGGTGGTGCGTTAAATCCACCAGTGCCTGAAGGTGGCACTTCACTCTTAATAGCTAGAGCTTCGGCGTTAGCTACATACCAATCAGGTTCTTCTATGCCGTTACCAGACGCATAAACAAACAGACGGCCCTCGTTAGTGTCAAACCAGAGTGAACCGCCTATGTAGTTGAAACCAGGATCACCAGATACAGTCACCACAGCGGAGCCTGCGCTGGCGGAACTGGCCAATCCAACAAACTGACCTGAGTAGACAACGCTCATGTTGGAGCCGGCTTGAATACCGACATCAACAATTTGATAGTCGCCACTGGTGCGAACGCTTGTACCCGATCCGGCGACTAACGTAGTTCCGCCATCAACGGTAATAAACGAACCAGAGTAAGTAACATCAGTTAGTCCGCCGCCAAGAACGCCGACATCGACAATCTGATAGTCACCGCTCGAACGGACACTAGTACCAGACCCAGCAACTAGTAGCTGTTGAGCTTGTCCGGATATGACACCAACACCAGCATTGTTGTAGGAGAAGTTAACGGAGCCTTGGCCAACTAAATCGGTAGAGACAACTGCCGTGTCGCCGCTTGCAACAATCGTTATACCTTCGCCGCCAATAAGACCACTAACAACAGCTACAGCCTGGTCTTTGGTTCCAGAAACTTGAATATAAGTGCCGCTGTATAGAACATCTACACCAGCAAAACCTAGGAGATTTACATCAAAAACTGTACCTTCGCCGCTGTAAACAGGAGTTACACCAGAACCAGGCCAAACCTGAGTAATCTGGCTCTCAATAATTCCGTAACCTCCACTGTACTCAACGTGAATTCCAGAACCTCCAATAATCCCGCTACCAGCAGGGTCTGGGAAACCAAGGTTTATGCCACTAACGCTGACGTTTAAGTCTTCTAAAGCTCGGACTACTCCCTCAAAGTTATAAGAATACCCATAAGGGCACCTGGAGTAACTTAAAGTCCCCACACCGCTTACCGTTTCAATAAGTTCTTCAATTACGGTTACGATCCCTTCGAAATTCTCTGGGTGGAGAGCACGAGGAAGCGCACCGTGAAGTGGACAGGCGGGTACGTTAGTTTCAGTCATCTAAAAACGTAATCCCTCCCGTATTCTCCAGTTTAACCGAGAGAGATTAAATTCTACGTCTTTGTGCTACTGCCAGAAACTTTAAATATGAGCTCGCCATTTCGTTCATGCACGGCAAAACTCTCCGCAAGTTTCCAGGCAGGGATACCGAGCACAGTAGCTCTACGACGCAAGCCTTCCCAAGTAATCTCTTCTACGGGCTGGACGGTAGTCTTTGACACAAAGCACCTCTACGTTTCACAAAGTCTACATCTTTTTAAAGATATAACAAATCCACGGGCTGGCCGGTTGCTTTTGGATACTCTCTTCAAAAAAATCCCCTTGAAACTTTTTGTGGAAGTTGACGTTCTCAACGAAACTGGATCGTTGTTGAGAGAGATAAATTATTTGAATTAAATTTAGATAAACGTACTTAGTTAGTTTCTTGTAAAACTACTCAGGAAACATTAAGGAGACGTCTCAATAAAGATAAAAAGCTGTGTCTCAACCCAGTCTCGTATTGGAATCCCTAAAAAAAGAAAGTATTAATCCTATGAGGTTCTGCGCCAGCTACCCTTCTGTGCTTTCTGTGAGTTCTGTGAGCTCCATAGTCTTTTAACAGTCCCTGAAGCACCCTCGGTGCTACGATGCGCCCAAGATGCGACCCTTGGCATGGCTTTAAACCTGCGGGCAGTTGCGTTACTAGGTCTCCTAGACCTGGACGACACGGACTCGCCGACTCCCACAGGTGCTCCTGAGACGATCGAGAGACTCGGTCACTGGCACGTCGAGCACTACGCAGACGTCTCAGCTTGGCGCTGTCTTTGCGGTAGGTCTGAGCCTTTACTGGTCCCTGCGGCTTTCCGCAAGCGTCTACGCCTACCTCACGACCTTGTCCAGGCTTGTGAGGTGTGCAGGCTTGAGCTAGCCAGCACCTCTAGTCGGGCTGGGCGTCTTCACGCTTGGCTTGAGCGGCACCGTCCTCTGATCGACAGAGTTGAGCATCTCGAGTACCCAGAGGATCGAGGCTTCACTTACAGTGAGGATGACGGCCAGTGCACGCGTACTAGGCGATTCATCTATGAAGCGTTCTTTAAAACAAAACTAAGATCAAGTGACTACGTGCGCTCTAGGTGCTCTAATCCATTCTGTATCAACCCATACCACTTATGTATCACACCGAGCCCGAATCAAAAGGCTACCCCTCAAATCGAAAAGCTGATACAGCATCTTCAAGAGCTGGGTATTTCAGCAAAGATCACGCAAAAGGTTTTACAAGAGAAGCACGGAACGAAATTATCGCTTTCCACAATCCAAGGCATCAGGGCCGCATCCAAGCAATTACTCGCCACAGTGGCTTAATTCTCGATTTACAGCAGATTATGCCTGCTAGTATTTCGGAGATTGCCGAAGTAGTCGGTCAATCGACGAGCGCAGTCCGCAATCACTTGAGGCAGTTAATTCAACTAGACCTCGTAATTAAAACTTCTTTCGAGCAACACTCACTTTATTGTTTAAATGGTTGTTACAACGTACACATCGCCCGCATACTCACAGAGCTCTTCGACTGAGCTGAAGCGGCCTTGCCTTTGGGAAGAAGAATTTCGCATTGAAAATCTTCCAGGCTGGATCTACACAGACAACCAGCCGCCTGCCAGCTTTAAAGACTGTCAAGCGAAAATTAGTTCACTTGAATACACAATCAAGGATATCGAGCTTCAAATAGAAATCCGAGAACTTGAACTCAAAACAGGATCTAGTCGCCACAGCAACGCTTTTGATTTTGAGCGCTGGAAAGTTGGCGCCCTTAAAGCTAAGCAAACACATTATTACCTATTAAACGCATATAGTTACTGGTTAATCAAGAACACCCCTAATGTGGTTGACACCGCCTCTAAGCTTGATAAACTGATCGCACTTCTCATTGAGGACCCAGCCGACTTCGAGACAAAAGCCTCAGCACTCTTAGACTAGACAGACCTCTGCGTAACAAAGGCCGCAGTGGTTTGAGGGGTGCTGTGTTCGTTTTAGCCTTTTCCGACCAGCAGTAATTCGCTCTGGTTGCCTGGCGCCAGGTGATCAAGAGGAGCCCCTCTCTTATTTACATGGATCAAACGCTTAAAGAAATCAAAACGATTCGAGAAGCACTCACCAGTATCGACATTTCACTTCAGTTATTGGTTTCTCAAAAGGAAGGAAAAACAACAAGTGCATTTGTAAGCAAAAAGACCATCAGCCAACGGCTAAATATCCCATCAGTAGCTATAGATAAATTAATACACCAAGGGATTGTTTCAGGAGGAACCTCTGGGCTTGTAGAGGGTAAGCACTATTGCAAAGTAGACCCTACTGAGCGAAACTCCTCTAAGTTTCTGTATGATCCACACGCGGTTATGGAAGCCGCATGGAAAAATTTCACCAATGTCTGACCTTTCTCGCGGCGCAACCGCTTTGATCAAAAACCTCTTTGGGGGTAATGAAACAGAGCGCATGATTAGTGCAGGCGTAGTCCGCACTATTCTTTCTGATATCACACGACTTTATTTCGAGAACCGAGCCGCAAGAGGCGAAGGTATCTTGATATTCAACCCAGAAGATCCGGAGAACTCAAAATATCTAACTAAAGAAGAACTTGAAAACGACCTCGCAGTAGCACAAGAAGGAATGGATGAAAAAGCGGAAGCTTTATTCGCAAAAGTAATTCAGGTTATAGAAAAAGAATCCGAATCAGATCTTGCTCTAGTAGCGATGGTTCAATCGAATGAAATCGCAATCCACTTGATTGATCCAATCGAGGCTAATAAAAAAATCGATGAGCTTTCAAACAGTCTCATTCTCTGATGATGACTTCGTCTCACCTGCAGATTTAATAGCAACCACGGCTGCTTTCTTCGGAGGCTCGATTGAATTGGACCCAGCTTCAAGTGAAGCTGCTAACTCAGTGATTCAAGCTGAGCGTTATTTCACTTGGCGTGAAAATGGTCTAATTCAACCGTGGAAGGCCAAGAATGTTTATCTGTTTCCTCCAAGAAGCACCTTGGCTGGAACTGAGCAACCAAGAAATACGCGGCTTTTCCAAAAGAATTACCGATTTAAGAAGTCAGCCCAGAGGATCTGGTTAGAACTTTGCTATCGCAAATGGCTTCACAACGAATTTGAACAGGCGGTAGTTTTTTTAACTTCTTCTGAGGTTGCTCTTCTAGTTACACAAAAGATAAATTTTGACTTTCCTCTTTGTGTATTAGCCAATAAACCTAAGCTACTTAAAGAAAAAAATTTAGAGCCAATAGAAACCAAAGTACTTGGTTTCGTTTATCACTTACCACCTAGATCTAATTACGAACAAAGTATACAGACTTTTGCTGAATACTTTAGTACGCTTGGGAGGGTGTATATTTAATCGGATCTTTCGTGTCCCAAGAATCATCTGGGCCGAACTGATCTCTCTCGCCAAAACCTAAGCCTACGCCACGCATGGACTGTAGTCTTTGCCTAGCTTTTATTTCTTGTTGTCGATTTTTATCACGAAGTTCTATACCGAATAACTCTCCGGCAAACCGATGAAAAGAAGGATCACGGTCGACATGGTGTTGACGACGCCGACCGTAACTTTCTGCTCGTTTTTCTATGCTTAGTTTATTGATGCTACGCATCAACCAAGGCCGCCGTAGTTCATCAGACCAGATACATCACCACTTGTATTGTAATAACGACCGATAGCATCAGCAGTATTACGGGATCCGTAAATAAACTGCTGACTTTGAGGATCTTGATAATCATACATTGCCTTATACTTACTCTTAATCTGATTACTGGTAGGGTCTACCCAATCAGCAACATTTCGAATAGAGGCAGCATCCATCGAAACCACGGGGGGGTCGAGTGCTAGCTTTTCGTAGCCACCTAAACGACCAGCTAAAGAATATTGATTTTGAATATTTTGAACTCGATTATTTAAGCGATCATACTCAGCTGAAATATCAGGGGTAACTCCTAGATCTGCACGACCTTGAGCAGTTACGTCAGCAACAGTATTAGCAAAAGCATCGTAATACTTATTTAAAGCTTCCTCACCCGTCATACCGGTGAGCTCGGGATAGATATTTTCGATGCGAGTATTAATCTTTTTTGTAGTTCTACGTTGTTCTTGTTTGAGTGTTTTTGTAGCTTGTTTTATATAGTCTTCAATAGAATTAGATCCACTTCCGAATAGACTGCCAAGACTCCCAGCTAAACGAGTTAAGTTATTTAAATCGAAAGCGCCAGCTACACTCCCTACTGGAGCTCCTGAAAATCCAATCTTCCCTTCTCCAGCAGCGGAAGAAACTGGCTCCGAATAATTCTTCCAAGAAGTATTCGGAAAATCAGCAGCAGTGGCGGCCATGTTTGTGCTCGGTGGTTGAATCAGGAAATAGTCGTTTTGCCGGGATCAAAAGCCATTCCAGAAAATATTAGGCTTACCGGTACATCAACCCCAGCAGCAAAGGGATTCATTGGTAACGCACTAACCTCTATTGATTATACGTTTAAATAACAGAGGAAGGAGCACCAAAAGCACCTAAAGCTTGAGCTAAGAGTTCAGCTTTAGCTGCTTCAGCAGCCGCTACGTTACCTCGAAGATTTCGTGCCAGATCTTGTTCAGCAGCTTGTTGGTACTGTTCAGTATTTTTACGCCCTTTATACGCATCTAATAACACCCCAATTTCCTGCTGTCCTGGGCTAATAGAACTTTCAGAATAATCCGGCATTCCTGGAGTTGGCAGAGCAGAGCGTTGGCCAAATCCACGGCCTCCCATCGCACCCATCATGTCGATGAATTTATTTAGCAATACTTGCCCGAGTCCAGAAGTTTTAGAAGCTGTAGTTTGCTCAGAGGTAGCTTGTGGTGCTGCGGCCGTAGAAGCTCCTTGTTTTTCAGCAAACTGACGTAGCGATTCAAAACTCTTTACAGGCTGTCCATAAGCACTCTTTCCTTGCAGCGTAGGGAGAGAAGCCCAAGTTCCCGATAACTTAGCAACAGTGTCTTTAGTGATCGGATCTCGATCAGGGTCTACCCCTTTTGCGCGAATCAGTGCTAACGCAGCAATATCTTGAGATTTCGGTCCGAAATCTTTAAGTCCCTGCTGTTTGGCTACACCAGCCCAAGTGCTAGGCATGAACTGATAAGCACCTGCCGCTGCACTCGAATACTTACCACCTTGAACCACTTGGTTCGGGTGACGACTGAGATCTTTTATTGGTTTATAACCAAACGTAATGTCGTAACGTGGCGCAGAACCTCCCCAAGTGCCTTCAGCGTAAGAAAGCAGATTTAACCAACGACGAGCGTTGGGGCTTATAAGATCACTCATCCTCTTCTTCGTCGAATATATCTATATTAGTGTCAATAACCACGCCAATTTCTTCCATAACTGATTTAAAAGCTCGTTCGCGGCATACAAATCTAAAAATTGTTTTCCATAAATACTGATCTCGATCTTCTCCCTTGAGTGCGTGAGCGGCGTTCTTCAACCGTGTCAAGGTGAAATCATCTTCCAAAGTCAGGCCGACGTGAAGCTGCTCTCTCTCGTCTCTCACCGCCCGAAGTGCATCTAATCTCAGTTTAAATCAAATCATAATTTCGCCTAAGGCTCACCAACTTTTGCACGCCCAATAACGAGCTTTCAGTTTACTGCCAGGATTATCGCAGTTATGACGTGCTCTAAAGTTCTCCCGACGTTCTGGAATATGCTTTTTGATTGTCATATTGGGATCTCCAAAACGAACCAAGCGCACTTCGTCGCCTTCCTTGGCCGCCACAGCGAACTTTTTACCGCCATCCGAGTCCCGCCGAGGCTGGTTGTAGCCCTTGAAAATCTCACCAGCGATGCGGATCGCCATGGCCCTGGTCTAATGCGTCCCCCTAGTCTACCGGGTTGAAACCTAAAATTAACCTTAAGCCAAGAATCACAGATTCACTTCATGAAGATTCCTGCTAACCTTTTCGCGTTGTCTTCATTCACAACGCCACATTAAATGGAATCCGCAAGGCTCTTGACAATCGCCCAGACCGCTGAGCTGCTGAACTGCTCTGCAGGCTTTGTACGTAAGCGTATCTCTCTGACCGAATCCAACCAGCCCGGTGGCTGGCCTAAGGGCATCTTCGTCAACCTCCAGCCCAACGGAGCCAAGTCCCTCTATCGCATCAACAAAGACGCACTTGAGGCTTATCTAAGTTCTAACGAAGAAGAGGCTAAAGTAGAAGAAAGCGCTGCTTGCGCTGTCTGATACGTAGCCATGAACTCCTCCTTAGCAAACATTTTCCAAAGCGCAGCTCAGGCTCCGACTCAAGAAATTGTCAAGGAGGAGCTCATTCTCACGAAGGAGGCCACGCCTGATAACCTTGCTTATCAGATGGTCTCCTTCGCCTCTTATTTATATCAATTAAACATCCAAGCTCACCTACTCCATTTAAATGTAGAGTGCTCCAATTTCTTAGCTGTTCACGAATTCTTAAAAGGGCAGTACGAGCAGCACACTGGAGACTTCGACACTCTGGCTGAGCTAGTCCGCAGCATGGACTATCTAATGCCGATGTGTCAGTGTGGCCTATTCGATGCTTATAAAAAGTTTCCGTCTGTGAAGACCTACGATGCACGCGAAGGTCTGACGCTGTACACCAAGAATCTTGAAGCTGGGGCGATGCTTGCAAAAGATCTTGTCGAAGCAGCACGAGAAACTGGCGCTCCCGATGTTGAAAATTATGCTGCTGATACTTGCGGCAGGTTGTTCAAAGGGGCTTGGATGTTAAAAGCCACGCTTCGTGGATCTATGTGAGGATCCAGCCGCCATTAGCGGAGACATAAAGCCCACTCACACCAGAATTTAAATAAACAGTCAAACCAGGCGAAGCTGGCGGAAGGGCATTAACGACTGCAATTCCGCTAGCTACTGTTGCAGATACTGCTGTGTTAGCTGTATTAGCTGAGTTAGCACTTGTCGCTGAGTCGGCGAACCCAGCACCGACTTTTTGCCAAACACTTCCAGTCCACACTTTCAAATAATAATTTGAGGTAGAAGAGTCGGCCCAGGTTTCACCGACTGAATTTCCCACAGAGCCAACGGGGGTTGAGTTAGGTGCAGTTGTGCCGTAGTGATTCGATCCAAACTTACGAATGGCTCCAGCTGAGTCTTTGAAGTAAAGACCAGGATCAGCTGCACCAAAACTCATAGCCGTTTCGCCGGCTTGTACTGTCGAAGTATTGGGCCTATCTGAGGAATTACCGCTGCGCTTGGTGAGGATAATTACTGGTGTGGAAGCCATGTTAGTAAGTTCCTCCGTTGATTAGAGAAGGGTAAGACGGATAAGGGATTAAAGCGCCGTTGGAATACTGACCACCGTCATAAATCAAGGTGGCACCGCTCACAAGAACGCCATTGTTGTAAATTCCACCATCCAACCTAGGGGTAACTCCTGGGTCTGGAGGCGCAAAAGGATCATACTCATCGATCTTAAACATCTCAAACCCACTTGCAGTCATTGCAGTGGATGTGCCAGACGCTAACGTGTCAAAGTTAAGCGTCTTTACCATAGTTGGGTGCATATCCGGATACATCATGTGCACCGGAACTGTATTCTGAGAAGGAGAATATTTTTCCCACCAACGAAGGTGTTGTTGGCGTTTATCAAAAGTAGTTTGCTTGGCTAAGTTCATCTCAAACTCATCTCGATACCGATCATCCATCGGTTCATCAGTGGGTTGAGCCAGCCACGCGAGAGGGAACATATCAGAACCAAACCTGTTCTGCATATCCCAGAATGTTGCATAAATATGTTTACACCATCTAGGAGCAAAATAAATTAAATTAGGATCAGAATAAACTTTGCTACTATCCGTGTAACTAGGAAGATTTAAAAGTTGTTTGACGTATAGAAAACCAAAGTCACGGGTAAAACCAGGAAGATCCCTACTGTTTGATTCGCGAGAACTTAAGAAATCTTTACCTGCGTCATACTGACCAGGCTTAGCATCCTGGGGCAACGTATACGGATACCTTCGCTTTAAGTTGTATTCGTAAAGATTAAAATCTTCGCGAGCTAAATAATCTGGGCAGTTACACCCAAATCGCATCTCAGTCGTGAAATAATCCCCTGGGGTAGGTAAAGAAGCAGGTGCAGCTAACGTCTCGTTATCAATAACAGACCAGCTGTTATTTGTATCGAGAGAAATAAAAATACTATTGAAGACTGGAGCAAAACTAGGAGTAAGCGGTGTAGTCCCATTACCCACGCCTATAACTACATAGTTGTTGTAAGTTGTTTTCTCTGCACCAGTTGAGTCGAAGCGATCAGAGAGTATCTCGCCTGTAAAGAAAGAAATAGGAGGGCCGAAGTTACTAGATAGCTGGACGGCATAAGTTGTGCCACTTGTCTGTGTTACTGATTGAATTGAGTATCCAAAATCAAGAAAGTTAAACGAATCGCGTGGACGGACCGCGACCATCCGCATAGCCATATCCTGGCTCATGGATGGGTACATGTAACAAACACCGGGAAGCGCAGCGCCAACTCCCACGGTGCCTGTTGTCCAATATCTGAATGAGTAATTCAGACCTACATACGCCTGGTTTGCGTACATATAAAGTTCATATCCTCTACGCCAACGCGTCCACATAGACGCGTAGTTGTAGTCGTAAAGAATACTGAAATCTTTTAAGTTAAAGTCAGGTCTAAATTTCCTTTTAAAAGGCATCGGCGTTGAGAGCTGATGCCTTGAGCTAGCGCCTTCAACGGCTTTAAAACCAAAGTTCGATTTCTTTGGCTGGTGTGTATGCCAGCCAAAGTCATCTGAGCCCTTGTGTTTAGCCACGAATTAATAGAAGCCGCCCTGCGCCATGATGCAAACGCCAGAAGAGCTCAAACCACCAGACACAGCAGCAGGGCCGTTGCCTAAGTAGCCAACGCAAAGAATGTATCCCTTTTCGAGATACATAGCTTCAGACTTGCCGCGCTCGATGGGATACACAGTCGTGGTATCACCGACCTGAGGCGTGGGAGCCACGGTGGCTGGGAGCTCAACTCGCTGGATTAAACCATCAGTTGAACCAGAAAGACCGACCTGAAACTTACCGACTAACAGCGGGGTTGAGGTCGAGGGAGCAGCCTGGTTGGGTGCATAAACATACACACCAAAAGCAGCGGTACGAACCCCGCTGCGATCCGGGTAGCCTTCAGACGAGACAACAAAAATATCTTCTACAAGAGCTCCATCCTCAGAAGGAAGGTCGCCCACACGGACAAGCTGAACCAACTGGCTGAAGTCTGGGTTACTAGGAGAAGTAACTACAGGTGTACTGTTGTTAATTCGAGCACCCCTAAAGAAAGGGCGGTCAACCATTAAAGGTTGTTTGTTAGTCGAAGTCGAGGCCATTAGGTGCGCTCCGTGAGCTTATTACTTAGGTTGAGGTGCCCCTTGGGCAGGAGCCTGTGAGGGGAGTTTATCTTGAGGTTTGATAGATTCAAAACCTCCAGTCTTCAAAGCATCAAGAGCTTCTTTCCAGGAGATATCTCCTTTCTCAACCCCAGCAAGAACTAAACGTTGGCGTAAATCAGACTCACGAGCACTTTCGCGCTCCATACGAGCACGCTCTTCGGACTGTTCGTTACGAGCTCGCATATCTTCCAGCACTTGGAAGATAAACCGATCACCGGCCATACGGGGGTCTTCGACTCCACGGCCAGGCAAAGGGTAACCCTGATACCCTTGCTTAAAAGCAACAGCTGCCTCAACGATAGGGGCAAGTTTGCCAGCAATATCGTTTAAGCGGCCAAGGAAGCCAAGGTTCGCGTCGTTCTGTACCGGCGCAGAACCCATCGACACACCATAAGAACGAATGTCGCGAGGATCTGCTTCGCCAGAATAGTCGTAGCTTCGAGGGGCCATTACAGGTGCAGCCATATGCTTACCTAAATCGACGCAGATCCTGCAGTTATTTTACTATCAATAACCGGCGTACATTGCTGCACGCGGTGCTTGAGTACGAATAAAGTCCTGCACCCGTTGAAGATTGGGTTGGACATTAGGGGTTGTTGCATACTTCAGAGCTTGAGCTTCTTGAGTCCCTTTAAGAGCGGCATCTGCTGTAGATTCAGCGTTGCCCACAGCGTTTGCGGCTGTCTCCGAACCCATAGGGGTAGTCACAACAGTGGTCGTAATGGATTCAGAGCTTTGCTGATTAGCCGCCGGGTTAACCAGTTGACGACGCTGATATTCGTAAGCTAAAGCAGGGTTTGATTGCGCCCAGCTAGCCAGTTGACTGCCGACAGCAGGAGACTGACCGCCCATATAGCGCATGAGCTCCCGACGCTTATCAGCAGAGCCAGCATAAGCCTGACGCGCTGCGTAGTAATCTTCAATACTCTTGTAACGCTCAGGACTCATAGGTTCTGTGGCGCGTTGGACTGCGGCAGCAGCTGGAGCATTCTGAGCAAGGGCAGCACGCATGGCACTCTCGCGCTCTATACCGCCGGAGGTGACCACGGGGGCGGGAGCTGTGGGGTCGATGTTGCCAGGAGCAGGAGGGTTCGGAGCAGTAACACCAGGAGCCCCATCCCCAAGAGGAGACCCATCAGACTCGGCAAACAAAGGTGCGTTAACAGAAGGAGGCAAGGGAAGCTCAGGAGGTGCGCCGGCAGTCGTCTCACCAGTACGATTCCCACCCATCGACATGCCTGCGATACCGGCACCGAAGAGACCTAAACCAGCTGCGCCTGTAGCAGCACGGAAAGCAGGATTGTTAAGAAGAGCACCGAGATCAACAAGCTCAGCACCGCTTGCAGCGTTACGAGCAAAAGCCATAGCGGCCGCAGAATCCACGGGGGCAGGACCTGCGTCAGGGCCGAATGCAGGACGGGGAGCAACGGGACCTAAGTCAGCCGCCTCGCGTACCATCGAGGTGCCGATACGTTCTTGCACTTCTTTAGGAAGTTGGCGGATGAGTTCTGGACGCATCCGGAATCCACCGCTCCAGATATCGGGAACGTTATCCAGGAAAAAAGAACCTTGAACTCCGGCAGCCTCGGAAGGTCCCTGCATAGGAGCGCGACCGGGGCCTTGCAGCGCAGGAGGATTAAAAACTTCTAAGTTTGCCTGAGAAGCAACAGGGCCACCGCGATAAGGCTGACCCCCAATCGGAGTACCTTCTGGGCGAAGGGCTCCTTTAGCCGTGGTGAACTCAGCAGTCGAACGTGCCCCAGATGGGAAACGGAGATCAAGCTGACCCTGAACAGGAGTACCAGTCATAGAAGGGCCCTGCACCGGAGCACGCTGAGCGCCCTGCATCGTGGGCTGAGTGATTAAATCCTCAGTGAACTGAGTGCGAGTAGTAGGAGCAGCTGCAGGAGCCTGAGTCCTTACAAGTTCGCCGCCGCGAGTGCGCGGACCTTGGAAAGGCTGGGTGACAAGAGTATTGGTTGGACGTGCGCCCGCAGGTGCTGCGGGATTGTTTGCACCAGGACCGAAAGCGGGTTTGGGTGCTTGACCTAACTGGCGGGAAGTTTTAACTTCTAATGTTCCAAGCAAACCAGGACCAGGCTGGCTCGGAACCGACGCACCCATTTTACGGAGAGCGTTAGTAGTGTTCTCCACCAACACCTTATCGCCAGTCTGCAGGACCATCGGCATAACCCGCTCTGCAATGTCCTGAGCAGACCGGAAGCCAAGCTTGGCCAACTTACCGAGTAAGGACATAACTTAAAACGCCCGCTAGAACTGATGATTCTTAAGTCACAGTTTAGCGCCAATTAGCATAAAAGTAGAGTCGGTCCGAACGAGAAACATCAGGAGGACCAGGAATAGCTTGTATAAACTCACCACCACTTCTTTCGAAGCGGTAACGAGCTGCCACAGGGTCACGATAGTTAGGCACGTAGAGCATATGAGCTAAGCGCTCACACTCAAACTGATAGTTTTCTCTCCAGATACGCGCCGTTTCTCTTTTATCTTGGATACTGATAGAGCGAGACACGTCACCAAGAATTGTTTCTTGACGACTCGTAGCCCGACCCGTGGCCAGCTCAGTTAAGCGCTCAGCTTCTTCACAACGCTCAACTTGCTGAACAATTTTATCGAAGTAAAACTCACTAGGAACGCTATTACAAGCTTCTAATAACCGAGCGTAATCTCCAGCAGGTACAGTTGCGATGTTATAACCTAAGTGATACGCGACACGACTAAAGTTAAAGTCGTCTAATGCGTACCCAAATACTTGTGCAGGGTTTCTAGTTAGCTGATTAACAGCCGAATAGATTACTTCTCGCTTTGTGGCATCAGTAGTTGTCGGTTGAAAGACAACACCCTGCTGAGCTAGATACGACTGAATCTGCTCTAACTCATTCTGGCTCAGCTGCGCCACAACTAGAAACCCTTACATTTTTCTATTCTACGTACACAACGCCAGTAGCAAAAACTTCAGACCATTCGACCCTTTTAATGCTTTCTAACTGCTCAAGTTTGGTGAAACGCTCCCCAGGCAAAGACTGACGAAGTTCAACAATCTCCTTAGCTGTTTTTAAACCAACGCCAGGCAGACATTGGGTTAAACCTTCAGGAGTCAGGTTATTAAGGTTGATACGGTTATCAACCGGAAGCAGAGGCTTAACTACAGCAACCTCTTCCCCTTCTTTTTTGATTGTGCGGCGACCACGGCGTGTCTGAACCGTGTTTCCAGCCGGTTTAGGGTCTAGATCTTCTTTAAACTCATCAACTTGATCCTTATGAGCGAAAAATACCTTACCAGTGGTGCTGGAGCGCACCATGAAGTACTCACCGTCATCGTGAGTAGAGATTACGTCGATTTTAACCCCACTGGGTTTATAAACTTTGGCGGACATCTGAAAAAGTCAGTATGTGAGCAGTAGTTTAGAGCAGATTAGCTCACTCCTCACGCATACGCTTAAGGTCTTTTTCGAAATTACCCAAAAACTCAGCCCGTTTTTCCCAAGTATCCCCTCCTGTACACCCTTTTTTAGGGTTAATGCACTGAGGATCGGAAACACGGTTGCAAACTAGTCCGGCAAGATCTAGTTCGTTACCTTTATACCCAGTTTTCCAGTGATGTACGCCATTAAGCCACGTGGCGCCGCATCGAGAACACTCTTTGCGCTCTAACTTAAGGTCTGAAAGCTCCCGATCGTCCATAAATCTGGATAAATACGGTGTGCTTTATTAACTCTGACAGCGGAATGAGCTGAATACTGTAAAAACTTAATTAAGAACAGGAAATAAAGACAAAAAAAACCCCTTCCGAAGAAGGGGCCCCTTGTTTCGCGATCTGACTGTATCAGGTCGGAGAAGTCGAGGTGTAGATCTGAGATTCGATGACACCTGCAGGCTGCAGAGCCAGATCAGAACGCTCGGGCGGCTGATCGGGAACGATCCAGCACACTTCACAGATGGCAAGAGCTTTGTTCTTGCCGGACAGCTTGCCAGCACCAGCGCGGGGATCGTAGATACCCGAACCTTGAGCCAGACCAGAAGCGGCAACGCCGCCCAGGTTGGTGGTGGTGAACAGCTTCCACTGAGTATCAGCAGTCAGAGCAGACAGGCTGCTCGAGTTGATGATGTTGGTGGAGGCCACACTGCCGTTAGCGATGCGGCTGTCAGAACCAGTAACGGAGGTACCGAACTGACCAGACACAACAGTGGTGGTGTTGCGGAGACCTTGGCCCACAGCGGGGATCAGGGTCAGCTGAGGTGCGGCAGCGCCGCCAGCAACGCCGGAGCTCACCACATCGCCGCCGTCCACACGGAGGGAAGTGCGGTACACGAAAGCACCAGAAGGCACGGTGATGCCGTTGGTGATGTCGGCCCGGACGTCCTTGTGGAAATCGGGGGAAGGGATGATGACGTTGGCGTTCAGGAAGGGCTGGTTAGCCCCGTTCTGACCGGAACCATAAGGCTGGGTGTAGTAATCCAGCTGGTTATTGGTGCCGAGAGCCTGATAGCTCAGGTCGACGTAACCGATGGCTTGCTGAGCAATCCAACCGGGACGGAAGACCACGCCCACAGGGCCACCAACGGGTTGGTTGGTGTAGCTCGTCTGAACGCCGTTGGCGTTCTCGAACTGTACGGTCTTTTCTTCGTGCCAGTAACGAAGAACGTTGGTGTAGTTGCCGGGATAAATCTTGGCAACCGAGATCTGGTTAGGGTTAATCGTCATTGTTAGTTACCTCCTCAAGCGTCGAAAGAGTAACCAACGGTGACGAAGTCAGCGTTCAGAAGTTCGAAACCTGCGTACAGGCTCCAAATCATCATGATAAAACGGCTGAAATCGTCGTTGTTGTTGAGAAGCACCTGGGCGTTGTTGCCACCGATGCCAACACCAACGGCCTGCGGACCAAAGAAGATACCAACGGCTGCATTGTAAGCCTTGGTAGCCGATGCGATGGTCGCGTTCTGGGTTTGAGTAGGCATGTTGGTGCTTTCGAAGAAGCGCACGCCTTCAAACACAAAGCCCGTGGGCATGATCGGCTCGCCAGCCACGAAGGTGGCTTGGCCGAAGCCTTGACCCATGTACAGGGCAGCGTTGGGCTGCATCCCGGACATGAGGGGGTTGATTTGACCGTTGCCAGGATAACGAGCAACTTCGCGGAAGTCGCTGTTCTGACGAAGGTGCATCAGGAAGGTCGGATCGCAAACGCAGCGATAGAAACCATCCTGGAAGGTAGGAGTGTTCCGCTTACGCAGGCTCTTCACCACGCGTAGCAGGTCATCCTTAACGTCGAACTTAGCTTGCTCGGCGTTGGTATAGCTCAGAGCACCAGTGGCAAGGTCACCAGGGAAGTAGTAACCGCCTTGGGTGTCAGAAGACTGACCCTTAGAAACAGCCTTCAGGAGTTCGTTGATGAACACCCGATCACGCCAACGACGATAGTCGTCGAGCAGCGTCAGGCTACCAATGGATTGGTGGAAGGTGGTGAGGTTGCCGGTATCAAGAAGCAGACGCTGAGCAGTGATCAGCGTTTCACGTGCAATCTTGAAAGTGCTGGGCTGAGTGGGGTCACTCGGGTCAGCAGGACCGGTGTACTCGCGAAGCGTCACGAGCACCTTATCCTTCACGATATTGCGGCTGTTAGCAGTACCGATGGTCTGCTCAGCAGTACGCTCGCGAGATTCTTTGGAGCCGGGGTTACCGAAGAAGCGGTAACGGTCAAGCTGCACAGTCTGGCCGGGTTGCTTCGAAAAATCGTGAACAACCACAGGCTCCGCAGCCATCTCAACGATGTATGCGGGGTGAGGACGGTACAGTTCAGCACCAAGAATCTTCGGGAAATCATTATCGATGAACATCGATAATATCCAGAAGAAACTACAAAGTTAATCTTAAAACCCTAGAAGCGAGATAAGTAAGAGCTTTGTCGCGTTCTTAGCGGTTTAGATTTTAGTGCCGGGGCTAAATGTACGCACCATATTACGTACACCCTCACCAAGCACACCATATACAGATCCGTAATTCGGAGCGTATCGCAACGATTTACCTCTGTAACTATTACGAGCCGGAGAACCCATCTGACCGGGGACACCCGTATACCTTGTTTCAGTGAGAGACTGGCAGTAGATGGGGTAGTGATAAACCCAAGCAGCACGAGACCCAGAGGTATCGTTTGTGGGGTTTGTCAAAGTTGGTGACTGATTTGTGGGGTGTGTAACCCCACCACCAGTAATCCCACCGCCCTCAATCGTGTTGTCGTTTGAAGCTGGTGTCTGGAAGGGACTGTAGAGCTGGTTATCCGGTATCTGCTCGCCGTACCAAGTATGCGTGCCAAAATTTCTGAGACCTGGCCGTGGCCCGAAAGCAGTTTGAACAGTTGCATTAGCAGTGCTGTATAAACCCTGCGCCCTGAAACCGACGTAAGTATCTAAAAGCCCAGAAGCGTGAGGAAGTGTATTTTCGTAATTTGTCCAATAACCAGATACGGCAGGCGGAACAGCTTTCCACTCAGTAGTGAAATAACCGCTTAAATTCGGCGGACCTACAGGAATACGCCCAAAGTCAGCCCCTTGATCATTAACGCCGTACCAGGTCTGCGTGAAACCTAGAGGCGTGACAAACCCACTAGATACAACTAAATAAGTATCAGTTAGATCAAGATCATCACCCGTACGTTGCGGACCAGATTGAATTGGGTGGTACAGATTCTTATCATATTTCCAGTTTGTCTGCGGCGTATACACCATAATGACACTCCGAATAATTTAATTTTACTTGGTTTAAAATATTTAAGAGCTTTTAACAGGGCGAATGTCCTCGCAGATAGAAAGAGCCCTGACAATGTTTTTCGAAGATCCTGAAGCTTCTATAGCCTGTTTTTCAGGATCAATTACAGAAAGCCTGACACACCCACGCGGGATTAAAAAAGTAATTCCTTATTTAATCAAAGCCTCTATAGTTGGCTGGATGCTCGCTACGTTTGTAAGTCCAGCAATCGAGGAGCGATTCAAACTAACGAAGAACGAGTCAATCGCCACCTCTTTCATAATCGGATATGCAGGCATTCGGATACTGGCCGCTGCCGAACGTCTCGCAGAAAAAGAACTAGAAAGACGCGTAGGTGTTAATAAAAACGACGAGATCAGCTAATAACAATCGACTCATCAAAAGTTTCAGATTGCTCAGCGGCGGGAGCGGGTTCTTGCTCAACCGGCGTGGAAATCTCTTCTTTCTTTTGCTCAACAGGAGTCTTCCGGCGGCGATCTGTAAGCGTATGCACGGCAGTAAACCTTTTGCTTAAAGAATAGCAAGAAAAAAGCCCTCATTTCTGAGGGCTTATCAAGACCTTGGCTTCTTCAGTCTATCAAGCGGGATCCATAAAGAGCAGCTTGCTGCGAAGCGCTTCAGGACCCATTTGGCTCAGATAACGCCAGGCGTTCTCAGGGCTGCGATTCATGACTTCGCTGAACTGATTCCACTGTTGCTCAGGCTGTGAGCCAACAGTAGAACCGCCAGCACCCGCAGGAGGAGCAGGCATGTCATAGCGAGGCTGATAAGCCTCAGCCTGTTGCTGATAACCAATGGAGCTATCACTATCGATATCCACGGGTACAACCTCGGTGAAGTAACGATCAGTGTAGTTAGCCAGATGGTCAGGATCAGTCAGGATGGTCTGCATCGCATCGTGGCGAGCAGTAAGAACATCCAGTTGCTGAGCCTGCTCTACCAGGAGATCCTCAAGAGAACAAGCGTACTGATTGAGGATACCAGGAGCTTCGATACCGAAGTGACTAACGACCTCGGCGGTTACGGGGCTTACGCTCGTTTGCGGGGCCGTAGAAGTTTGCGAGGAAGCTTGGGTCGGAGAGGCGCTGGTAGGCCAGGTCTGCGCTGCCTGCTGCTCCTGGTAAGCCCAGGGTTGGGCCTGTAAATTCTGACTGCTCAGTTGAGTAGCCAGTTGCTGAGTTGCCTGGTAAGGCGACTGTTGAACCTGGCTGGGGGACTGAGAGTTCACCTGCGAGAGCACCCGTTCCAGGGTACCCATCGCTGCTTCCCACGGATTGCTGGGGGAGGATTGCGACGTTAACTGGTTGTACTGGCTGTTGGTAGAAGGGCCCGTAGCCGGTGCCACCTGCGACGGCGGTTGGGCTGTAGGAACCGAAGCTACCGCCGGGGTAGAGGTTTGCGCCACCCACTGCGGGTAGGCGGTTGAGCCCTGGTCCGAAGTTGCCGCCGGGGCTACCGCCGGGGAGACCGGGCTCGGGATCGAAGCTTGGATCTGCTGGCTCATAGCTACCCGAGTAAGTTAGTTCTTCCGCGAGGTGGTCGAATGTCCTGTAAAGGAGCGGAGTTATGTTCAGTCTAGGATCAGCCGCAAGTGGCTGATTAGGCGCAAGTGGATGCGGCGACTGCAACATCTGGCTTAATAATACCAGAAATTGTTGCATTGCTGATTGTGTCTGTTGCACCATGCGGAAGGGGAAACCCTTCAACATTTCAGCTCGCTCAGAGTCAGTTTTTTCAGGAAAAAGGAATTTAAGAGCTTCGATGCTATCCACACCAAGCTCTTGTAAGTTACGTACAACGATGGACTTCTGGTTTATATCGTAAGCAGTGTCTTCGTAGACGTCGCCCTGGTATCGATACGTAACAGTTCGATCCCCATCTTCTGGAAGCCCGATAACTCCGGGAGGGACCTTGTTTTCCTGAAGAGCTAGCTGAATAGTTTGAGTAACTTTTGCTTCGAACTTAGCTAACGCGTTTTGATATTTCTCAATATTTTCTTCGGTTTGTTCTTTCGGCGGCTTCGGCTCTTTTAAACCAGCAGCCGCAATAAACGACTCACGGAAGATAGTCTCCTGGTGATAGATCATCATTTCCAAGAGACGATTAAACCCATACGTAAGGAAACTTTTGTTCTTCCGGAGAGCCGTGGCCTGAGCTCGACCCATCAAACCTTTAATTTCCGTGGCAGTAGCACCAGCAGAAATTGAAATCTCATCCACACCGCCTAAGGCTGTGCGAATCTCTTCTCGTAAAAGAAGGGCATACCGGTTCATATCCCCGTTAACGGGGTCCGGTGTCATGTAACCAACTCGGTCAGACGGCTCAACGTTGGCAATAATGCGCGGAACACGCAAACCGCCGCCCATGCTCGAGCCAAAAGGCTCACTTACTCGAGTCGAGGGGCTGTCGACACCGGCAAAACCACTCTGACTGCTGATTGTGGGCCTAAAAGTGCTCTGAGCATCACTAGCTTCGACCAGATCACTCCGTGGACGAGAGCTAATCAGCGTCGGGTTGCCAAAAAACTCAATATTTTTGGCGATGTTGCGTGTCAGCTCATCGTGTAAACAAATTTGCTCCATAAAAGGATCAAATTCGCCTTCACCTTCAGTACCACTGGCGTTTGGCTTGTTTAAAACCTCAACAGCGGGAATAAAACCAAGTGTGTTAGGTCTTTTTTTGGCTGGAGTCAGAACAGCGCCAGGTTCAAGATCAAAACTGAGCTCGGTATCAGTTTCAACCTCACTAATTTCATCGGCAGTAATCGTTAAACGTACATAACGCTTGTTCTGCCCGTAAGAATTACTAGGTAAGCCTAAATTTGCGTTCTTTACTTTATAGCTATAGACAATAATGACTTCTTCTACGTTGCCATTAACGTCATGGTACACACGATATTGATTTTTGTTGAAGAAATAAATCTGATATTTAAGTTTTGGGTCTGGTCGGAAGTAAAACAGACCGCAACCGTCGATTAAAAAATTACGAATAATCGCAGGAAAACGAATATCTAATTTGTTTAGAGCAATTATGTCTTCTAAAAATCGTGTACGGCTTCTAAATGTATCTTGATCGCAATAAAAAGCTAGACCCTTCTTGATCATCAGAAGAGTCATCTGCTGAAGATGGCTCAGAACAACCATCGTCGAAGCCTGGTTGCTTCGATCCTGAGTGCGCGAGGCCTCTAAGATTTCAGTAAATCTTTTTCGTGTTTCGGTCGAGCTGGCCATTTATACGCACGAATGAGGAGATCCAAAAACGGATCAGTTACGGAAAGTACTTTCCTTAGCTTTACGAGCTTTAGCCACGGCTCGCTGCCGTGTGGCAGAAGAACCAGAAATTTCCTGACCGCTGGGAGCTTTTTTGGCCTCTCGGTCGGCCGCAAACTTCTTCAGAAGCTCCGCAGGCATATTATTCGCCATCTGGAAGAAGGTACTTTTTGACTCTTTCCAGTTTAACCGCTTCCTCGGGTAAATCTCCGATGGAATAGTAAGTAATCAAATGATCCTCACGACCCAACATATCTGTACTACCCTCATTAGGTTCAAATTCATCGCACATTTTCTGAACTTCTGGTTTATCCCAGATGTAATACTCAGCTATAGAGCGCAGCTTTGTACGACGCTTATCCGAATCTCCCATCCAGCTCAGGTGCCAACCTGCGTCACGCTTGCCAAAGTACAAATTATCTTGACTGGCACGCATAGAAGACAGAGTGCCTAATTCTTTTAGCTGTTTAACAGTACTTACAACACCACAACGCCAGTCGAACAGCTCTCCTTCAGGAGAAACAAGCTGTCGATCAGCACGCCCGTAGTGCATCGACATGCTAAGGCGTACAATCTTATCCTTATTATTTTTTACAGTCTCCAATAACTCTGGGAACCGTTTGGGGTTAGCTATTTCGTCGCAGTCAGAGCAAATAAAAACAGTATCGTCAGGCATCATATGAAGCCCAACACCTAAAGCGTCCCGCTGACCTCGTTCCCGAATCCAAGGATCTGGAGCTTCTTCGTAGGACGGAAGCTCAACATGGAGAACTTGAATCTTGTCTTCGTTAAGACCAAGTTCACGAATAGTGTCTAAGCACGTAAAAGGTTTTTCCTCACCGCGATGCGTTCTATTTGCATCGGTAATTAAGAAACCGTCAACGTGATCTTCTAGTGTCTTAATCCGTAACTCAAGAATTTCTCGTTCGTTGAAGTACGGAAACGCGTCGATGAGCACTAGGATCTACTGAGCTAGCAATATAGTAGCTCAATCTCGCTCCTGTAGGTACTTTGCGACCTTGTGCTTAGCACGCATTAAGGAGTTGCCGTTAGTCTGCTCCAAAACGCTTCCGCCATCAGGCTCCATACCGGTGTACTGATCATCCGGAGGAGCAGGTGCTTGCGGCGTGGGTGAGTAAGTATAGTCAGTCTCTTCGTCGTTCAAGATCTGAGCAAACGCATTTGAAGAAGGTGCATTTGCCTGCCGTTGCGCATCAGCAGCTTGCATGTTCATTTGGTATGCCTTAGCAAAACCAAACCCAGCTCGTGCGTAAGGATCCATTAGTAGAGAACGAAAACGCCCTGAACACTACCGCTAATAATAGCAGTACAAGCAATAGGTATTAAAGTATTACCTTCTAAGTTAATTGCAGTAGAATGCTGCCCAGGAGCATCAGAAAGTTCAACAGTTAAATAATCTTTGCTGCTATTTGCCTTGCTCTCAATAAAAATAGCGCGGCAAGTTGCGAAATTCTTGCGACCAATTGACGGAGCCCACCCAAAACCACTTGCGTAAGGCAAGGCGGCAGACTGTCCGTATACAGATCCGAAAGCGCGGATATCCATTCGAAAAGGTTGTTTTGCTCTAGTTTAACGCGGCTCTTGGTTTTTCTCTAAATAAGTGATCAATCGATCTAAATACCACTGAGCTTTTTTCAGGTCTTCTAGGCCATTTTTATGGCGCTCACGCGACACATACTTCAGTACGTTTAACTTGTAGCCACCACGTATCTCTTCTTCCGTCAGGCACGACTCCATGTAATCGATGGTTTCGATTGCCCCGTGAGTGTAGTGACGGGGGTGATTAACAGGATCAGGAGAAAGGTCCATGGTGGCTTATCGGTAAAAATCGATTACTTATTCTTACCTCCTCCGCCTTTATTTCCGCCACCTTGGCCGCCTCCGCCACCTTTATTTCCACCGCCTTGACCGCCTCCTTGACCGCCGGCCTGGCTTCCACCGCCCCCTTTATTTCCACCGCCCTGGCCGCCGCCTCCGCCTTGACCACCGCCGCCTTGGCCTCCGCCGCCACCTTGGCTACTTGCTTGACCGCCGCCTTGGGCGGTTCCAGCTAACACACTTCGGGGAACAACAATCGGGGTAGTAGTGGTAGTCGCGGGCTGACCAGATCCTCCAAATTTATTTGGAGCAACTGCCGGCGTGGCAGTAGTACTAAAACCGGCGTAAGCTGACCCTTGATTGAGTCTTAAGCCTTGCATCGGAGCCAGTGCTTTTGCAGCTGCGCTATATGGAGTAGCGGAAATCTTTCCACTAGTAAGAGCGTTAACTAAACCAGCCCCCATAGCGATATTTTTATTCTGTGCACTTGCCATCACTTGGGCAACAGTACGTCCCTGAGACTTGGCTATGCTCTCAGCTTCTTTCTTACTGAGCACAGGACCAGCACCACCAAGTGCTTTAACTTTCTGACCCGCTAAACGAACAGTAGGCTCAGTGGTGCTAGACGCAGAAGTAGTGTCTGTAGCGGTAGTTTGCGTGGACTCAGCAGTTCCGCCCTCACCTGCAGTGCCAGCGGAGGATGACGGAAGGAAGCCAGGGAACTTAACATCACCGGCCATCATTTCGTCATAGAGACCCCCTTTGCCTGGTTTATTACCTTCTCCTAGTAATCCAGTATTTTGACTAACCCAATCCTTCAGGTACTCTTTTGGTACCCCAGCTTCAAGATTTCGGAAATAATCTTGATGGCCGAATAATGTAGAACTCTGACCTTTAGTTACATCAACGTTATAGGTCTTCTTTGCCTCCTGTTCAGGTTCAAAACGAGGCATGTTGATTGTTATATTTTGACTCCCGCCAAGGGAAGCAGGCTGTGTGGAAGTAGGAGCAGGCAGCGCTTCCGTGGGAGCAGTTAAACTAAAAGTTGTCTCCTGCGCAGGAGTTTTTGGTGTTTCGTACGTTAAAGTCCCAGGACTACGCCCTTTTACAAAACTAGTAACTTCAAAAGAAGGCACTAAACCACCAAAACCGGTTCCCTCACCTTCCCCTTCTTCAAACAACCCACTAAGGTCAAGACCGAAAAGCGTACCGGCTTTGCGCAGAACGTCAAAACGTTGCTTATTGGACGCGCTAGGAGTTGCAGTCATAATAAAAAGCCGGAACGCTTAGCCGAAACCAGTCTCTATCACACCAGTATAACCGCAACTACTAGACAGCTTTAAGACTCGTCAATTGAATAAAATTAACAAGCATCAAGCATCTCTGACAAATCTAAAACATAACCTTCTTTCTCTAAACACTTACTGTACTTAGTATCACAATGTTCAACTAAGCCGCAAGGGGCTATGTGTACTTTATCTTTTACTTTAACGATAGGAACCACACGGCGGTGCTCTCCCCGTGCTGGGGGATTTTCAAAAGCGAGTCCCATAGAACTACGATCAGCCAGAGGCCAGCAACGAAACTGCGTCAGCTCAAAACTTCTTACAGGATCGAAGCTGGTCGAGGTTATATAACGTTCTGCCATCTCTTGATCAAGTATCATCATCCCCATATAGGGATTCCCTAGTGATATAAAACCAATAAACCAATCGTCACGAGGAGCTAAATAAGATTCAACTTTATATGGCCTGTCTCCCCAAACATTTTCAGTTAATCCATTTAACTTCCAGACTCGATGATTATCGAAAGGAACCATTTTTGATTGATAAGACTCATACCTGCAAAAACCTGGCTCAAGGTTAAGCTTCTTAAGTCTGTCTTTGTATAAATACCAATAGATAAAGTTCTCGCTATTAAAAACCATATCATTCTCTGTATAAACATAGAAATCATAGTATTTATTTATGACGGCTTCTCGGAGCAAGCCTTTGTGAGCCCAGGTGAGAGCAAAACCCTCCCACTTATTAGAAGCTACGACAACAGCTAAATTATTAAAACTTACATTAGGTGCTAGTAAATTCTCCAGTACTGCTTTATCGCTTTCGTGGTCTGCATCGATATAAATAAAAACATCCTTCTGACCAGGCAGCTCTTCATAACCACGAAGGGTTTTTAGTAGTGCGTCGAACCGCGAGAGAGGGTCGTGAGCGGTAACGATAATTAAAAACGTACAATCTTGCATCAGAACTCCATCTCAAAGTTACCGCGTCGCTGCAGATAGCACACTAGGTGTGTGTAAGCATCGAGTAAGTCATCGTGAGAGGTCGCTCCGATATTTATTAACTGATCAAATAAAGCATCAAATTTACGGAAACGGTTGAACATGACTTTTTTATTTTCCAATAGGCCGAGCGTACCTCGGAAACGAGCGATCTTATCTCCTCTAAATCCTTTTACTTCGTGAATATGGAGGTTACCCAAACCCCATTCGTTTAACATGACGCGCCTCAAGTCGGCCGCTAGCGAAGCTTGATAAGCAACTGATTCAACAACCAAAGTACAAGTCGAGTAAGTAGGGAAATACTTACCATCGTTGTCTTCTTGCAGAATCCCCCACTCAACCAACATTTTGCATAGAAGATCTATCTTTTCAAGGTTCCCAATAGAGCGCACCTGGTGTGCGTCAATAATATAGTACTTATCTTTTAACCTACCTCCTAGAACAAAAGCCGTATAATCTGACGTTTCATTTTTACTGGCTGATAGGTCAATGCCCACCGCCAAACTATCGAACTCAGTGACAACATCTCCTTTAACCAGAAGGTCCGGTGAAAGGACCAGATCTGATGTCATCACGGGTTGTTGCTGATACTGGAACGCAAAAGCAACAGGATCTAGTTCTTTCTGACCTAATAAATAGTCAACACTCCACTGTTCAGGCCAATAGCTAACAGGCTCCCCGTCGTCGTCATAAGTAAGAGCTTCCTGTTGTACCTGCTTCCAGCCCTTATCGGGGACAAACATCGTTTTGTGGATGTCTAACGGGTGGAAACGAGTACCCAGACAGATAGCTCGACCGCCTTCAAAAATAATCGGAGCGATAACGGAGCTCCAGTTGTTATTCATCTCCTCTCGAATAGTAGGGTTCTTAATATCAGTACTAGATTTAATAGGGTCATCTACAATAACAAGGTGAGCACGTTTAGAGGTAATAGAGCCTCGTAGTCCTGCTGCTCTCAGAGTAAACTCTTCATCACCCACACGGCTGATACCGGCATAATCAAAATCAATACTCCAGCCGATATCTGATTGCATACCCGACCGAAGCTGCACCTTTGGAAAAATCTTTTTGTAAGTAGACGAGTCGATAATCTGTTTAATGATTCGACTTTTTGGGATAGCCGTGGCGATGTTGTAAGAACAGTAAATAATTTGAAGAGGTAAACCTGCTGTTGTGTGCCTACCTATAATCCACGCTGTAAACATATTGAGTACAGTGCTTTTAGCGCTGCCTCGCGGAGCAAGAATATCAAGATTTGGTCCTGCGATATCGATTAAATAACGATTACTGTCTCCCGTTATTAGATGCTTATGCCACTCCAGCATATGGGCTGCTGGGGCTTTATCCATAATCGTACAGAATGTATGAAAGTCATCAGCAGCTCTCATAAAGATATTATCTATGGTAGAGCTCTCAGAGTCAACTGCTTTCGCAGCTCGCAACTTAAGTGCACGGCGATATGCAAATGTCTCTCTGCTTGGCATTTGTTTTAAAAAAGTGTCTGTATACTGTTAGCAAGATTCTACTGCCAAATGGCAAAAATTCTTTGGTACGGCGACATTCTCTCTAACACTGGTTTTGCTAGAGTTACACACAGTATTCTAGAGCACCTGAGCCTCACGAATGAAATAGTGGCTTATGGTATTAATTACAGTGGGGATCCCCACGGGCTTCCTTTCAAGGTTTATCCAGCGGGTACGCATAATCCGTCTGACCGTTTTGGAATCGGTCGCCTACCTCAAGTGGTCGAGGCGGAAAAACCAGACTTTGTTATTTGTTTAAACGACATCTGGATCGTTAACCAGGTGTGGGAGCGAATTCACCTTTTGAAGGATTCGCTGAAGTTCAAGTTCATAGCTTACTTCCCAGTTGACTCAGCTTATTATATTAGCTCTATGCTCAGCTATATCAAAGACTGGGATTTTGCTATCACTTTTTCAATTGAGCAGGCTCAGCGCTTGATGGCTCAGGGCGTGCAGCCAAAAATGTTAGGTGTCATTCCTCACGGTTTAGATCAAGGAAAGTTCTTCCCGGTAGATCAAAACGAAGCGCGTCGAATGCTTCGTCTTCCTGAAGATAAGTTCATAGTCCTTAATGCAAACAGGAATCAACCCCGTAAACAAATCGATCTGACGATCAAAACTTTTGTTGAGTTTGCTGTTGATAAACCAGACACTCTTCTTTATCTGCACATGAGCGAGAAAGATCTTGGTTGGGACGTAAGAGCTATCTTCGACGCGGAAATGAAACGAAAAAACATAAAACCAGATAGCCGTATGATTATGACAACAAGCAATATTGATTACACAAACGCACCGCCTGATGAGCTCTTAAACACAATCTACAACGCTTGTGACGTAGGTATTAACACCGCAAACGGAGAAGGCTGGGGTCTGGTTCCCTTCGAACACGCCTCTTGTAAAAAACCGCAGGTTCTCCCCAACCACACGTCCTTTAGCGACATCTGGAAAGGAAGCGCCCTGCTCGCGGACGTAGCTGCTTGGATTTACGACAAGGATCTGAGTGTTGAGCGAGGCATCGTAGACGTTAAAGACGCAGCCGCAAAACTAACAAAACTGTACTCAGACAAAACTTTTTACAACCAAGTAGCCGAAGACTGCTACAAAGTCACTCAGAACCCGTCGTACAGGTGGGATCGCATCGCTGAAGGATTCAACAAAGCCATGGAGGAGCTCAACAAATGAGCACGCAATTTCACCGCTATCGCACGTATCACAACAATGTGATTCGCAGGGCGTTTGCTCCCACTAAATCCGGGTTGCCTTCGGTATTCGATCAGGCTTATGACATCGGAGGAACTTTTACAAAGATCTCTTCAGGTCTACCTGAAAACAGCTTTGCCAACTTCAGTCCTTGTGTTACTAGGCATCGCGGAGCGACTTTAATCGCGTGGCGATCCCAGCCTGAGCATTTTGTGTTCAGGCACGATATGAAATACTTTTATTACAACAATACGCCCACAGATATTTGGATTGGGCAGTTGCTTTCCGACGATACCATCGTCGCACCAAGAAAACTTATCGACAAGAAGCATCGATTGAGTTACGAAGATCCTCGAATCTTTGTTTCACCTGACGATAATCTTATGTGTCAGTTTGTCACAAGCACCTATGCGACAAAGTGGGACACAACAAATCACAAAATGATTAAGACACCAAAAATTTGTACAGGTGCTATTAACGAATTTGGGCAGCTTGTAGATCGCTTTTATCCTCCTATCGGAGACAACTTTGAAGATGGTAAATCAGAGAAGAATTGGTGTTTCTTCTCTCACGATAACTACTTGCACCTTCTTTATTCCACGCAGCCGCTTGTCGTCAAAACGCCAAACAAAGCAGACAAAGTAATCGACTCGATCTGCTTGAAACAAGTGACAAGCGAGCATCCGACATTTAACTCGACAGCACCTGTCTTAGTGGATGACGAATGGCTTGTCTTCTATCACTGGAAGTTTATGGCCAAAGAAGCTGATCATCGTCCGTATCTTATGTACGCTCTAGGTGCCTACACCCTAGATAAAGAGCTGACAAAGATCACACGAATGATGAAAGAACCTTTATTTGTGGGTTCGACAAACGATGATCTTGTGACGTGGACAAACGCCGTTGGTGGTGACATCTCAAATCAACCCGCTTGTATCCTGCCTTTCGGATGTTTTGTTGATGAAAGTGACGATTTAGTTATGTCACTAGGTGTAAATGATTATTACATGGGTATATTCAGGACTCCTGTACTTAACGTGTTAAGCTTGATGGAGCCCGTGAAATGAGAGGTTTCTAACACCTCTACTATTTCGTGAAGCCAAACGGGTTAGAAGGTAGGCTTTTTTGTCTACCTTCGCAAACTCGGCAAATTAGGATTTTTCTTCTTTCTCGATCGTGCTCCACACGACGAGAGATGCGTCTTCTAGAAGAGAAAACATAGTAGGCGCATCTTCAAAACTATTGAGAAGTTCACGTAAGCAACGATCAGCACCAGCGAGCAACAAGCCGCGTCGATCTAAACCATCCGTAAGTTGACGGACAGCTTGGATATGCGAACGAATTTCTTTTTGCAGCACCGCAATCTTGGTAGCGGCGGTGGCGTAATCCAACATTCCCGTAAGGGTCATTTGCCTTACGTTGTGGAGATCGGTTTTTAACGAGTCAATCTCAATAAGAAGGACTTTACGTAGATCTTCTTTAGGGTATTTCTCTTGTACCCACGCTGTTAGATCAGCAATAGATCCTGTATAGCTGGGCTTTAAAAACCGTGCATAAAGATAAGCCTCGATGTCACTCGCAGCATTCTTCGCATAATGCTTAAAGGCATCCTGCTGAGACTTATCTAACGAACTTAACCAAGCACCAACAGTTGTCGAATCGCCAATCGTTGACTTAATCACGCAAACATCCGGGTACCAGCAAGCGCTTGGTTAGCTCCAAATTTCTTAAGGGCTAGTTGAGCTTTGGTCGCAGCTTGAGTGCGAGCAAGATCTCCAAGCGTACGTACTTTATCTAACTGAGCCGCACTTTCAAACTGCTGAGTACCAAGAGCAAGACGACCTTCATTAGAAGCTCGAGTTTCAAAAATATCGTTCAGAGTCGTAGCTTGATCTTTAGCTACGTCTCCACGGAGTTGCTCTTGATAGGATCGGACACCAAGATTCGCAGTCCCTAGCTGGTTAGCTAGAGCGTTTTGGCCAGCTAAAGATGCAGAACCAGCCTGAGCGAGTAACTGAGGAGCACCTAACTCAGTCGATAACTTAGCTTGCCCTAAGTTGTAAATAGTATCTGTGCCTTTACCAGAAGCGTAGCCGGCTACGGATGCCTGAAGGGTGGCGTCTTTTTGAGCTCGCTGCAAAGCTTCAGTCAACATACTGAGTTGAGCAGAAGCCTTCGTGGTTGCCTCCTGTCCGATTGCGCCAGCTAAAGCACCTTGAAGAAGACTCAGTCCTTGATAAGCAGCAGTTAAAGGATTGTTCTGAGCAGCGATCTGAGCGGCAAATTGTTGATAAGGACTATTGTCAGAGCTGCTACCGCCCCCTCCAAATAAACTGCCGATTCCTCCAATAGCGGCGCCTATGCCGGTACCCCACGGACCGAAAGCTGAGCCCGCAGCAGCTCCCTGAGCAGCACCACCAAGGAAAGACATGATCAGCTAATAGTGGAGGAAGGGGCAGAAAAACCAGAACGGCCTTGGCCAGCCAAGGACGCACCAGCTTGTAAAACATTCGGGTTGGGAACGCCAGCTGAGTAAGCCAGGTTCATCATGCCAAGCCCAATCTGAGCGTTGGCATTAATTTGAGCTTGAGTGATACCTTGCCACGCTGCGATTGTGTCGCTTTCGATCTTGCGGCGGGACAGCTCACGAGTCTGCTCCATACCCGCCTGACGAGCTAACTCGGCTTGACGCTCGTAGTTAGCAAGATCAATTGCCGCACGCTCAGCGTACAGACCGGGATCGATGAGTTTATCGTAGAGTTTTGCTCGATCCGTTTGCTCAGCCTGAGACAGCTCAGCACTTTCAGCAGCTAACTTCTCAAGCAGAGCAAGCAACGCAGCATTCTGATCAACAGTTGCTGCTTGTGCAGGAGTACCAGGAGCTCCAGGTGCAGGGGTGCTGGCCGTGCTCGGAGGAGGTGTAGCCGTGGGATTAGCTTCGGGCTGACCGACGCCAGCGACGGATTGACTGATCTTGGCTAAGTGAGGCAAAGCACCAAGACCGACAGCACCAGCAATCGGAATACCGATATATTTACCGGCTAAACGAAGGCCACTACCAGCAAGAGTTCCTAAGCTCATCGTCCCGTTGCCATCGCTGCGACCGCTGGATCAATACTAGGACGATTTAACAACGATGCGATACCTTGCTGAGCTACGCCACCGGTTGTTTGTGCCTGAGTACCGGCTAACTGTGCAACAGCAGGAACAACAGCTTGTTGAACTTCCAGTTGTTTGCGAGCAAAATCACGCTGACCGGCTTGAGCAGCAGACTCCCTCAGAGCGCTCTCACGCTCAGCGAGAAACTCGCCTGCATCAAGAGGCTCCAGTCCGAGCATACTGCGACGGAAATTTTCGCTAGCAAAAGCGAGCTCAAGTCGCTGAGCCTCAGGCAAAGTAATCATGTACTTGCTGCCTTGGCCGCCACTTTCCGTCATGGGTTCAAGGCCCGAACGAGTAGCTCCAAACAACCCTGCAGCGCCCTGACCGATCAGCTCAGCAATAATCGAATTGAGCAACTGGCTGCCGCCGATAAACTCAGCGCCCTTACCAGCAACCGTTTGAATGGTCATAATCAGGAAAGACCAGGATTGTCGTAACCAGTGCCTGACTTAGGCTTAGTCTGTTTTAATTTTAAACTATCTGCTAACTGTTGGTTATCAAAACCACGCTGCATCTGCTGTGCGGAAGGGAATGCAGATGTCTGAGGAAAATTACTTTCCATATACATTTGCATAAACGTGTCCGGATTTAGCTCCGGTGAGAGCTTGCGTACGTCACGCTCTCGCAGTTGTTGTTGGCGTGCGTTAAGTGTCATTAGCCGAGAGGTTGATAAGCGCGAGAAGCTTCAATACCGTTAGAAGACGGTGCGTTCAGAACGCTGTAGTTAGAACCCAGATTCGGGGTGTCATACTCTAAAGGGCGCTGAGAAGACAACCGATCAGATTCTTCATCTTCCTGATCAGCAAGACGCTCAAGAAGAGCCATGATCAAATTGAATTCCTCGGGATCGAGCATATTGATCAGCTCCATCAAATAAGCATCCTCGTGGGGACGCTCAGGCTCAGTCCGCAGCCGAGAAGCCAACTGAGCCTTTTGCATAGGCATCGTGTTATCCGGATACCCATTCAGCGAACGAGTAGCCCCGGTGTAGAAGCCGTCGCCCTCTTGACCAGGCATCGGGGGCAGACCTTGCCCAAAACGACGAACAACCTGAGCAACAGCGGGAGTGGCTGCAGCCATCTCTGCCGGAGTTTGAGGTACCGGAAGCCCGAGAATCCGAGCAGCTAATTCGTAATCGGCTTTAGAAAACACCGGATACCACCACAGCTGATTCTTCTATATTACCGCGAATACTTAAAATATCGCCAGGCAGGCACTCTAAAGTCATACACAACTTCTCTAATACGTCAGGCGACGGTATGTAGTGTGAATCGGTATAGATCTTTCTTGTCGTAGTTGGCGATAGGTTGGCCTGCTTGCTTAACGCAAACGAAGACAACCTTTTAGTGTCCAACAGCGCTTTAAGTGTATTTACTAGCTTACCTGAAGCTGTATGCGAAGAGTAAAAAGGCACGACTCATACACCCGATCTGCACATAATACTTCGAGATTTAATAAAGTTAAAAGCCCAAGTGCTTACGGCGGCAGAAACCAAGATCAAACGTTGTAAAGCTAATAGGGAACTCAGTGTTATTAAACGGGTGTTTATGAGTGGGCTCATCCACGTGAACCTGCCAGCCCTCACCCCACTTCATATGTAAATACCTTTTGTTTAATTCGTGAGCAATGTGAATAGGCTGAGCCAAAGCTGGATCGGATCTCCAGGTCTGTGAGCCATCCGAATAATCGTTTTTACTAGTTCCGTGATAATAACCATGCTCGAGTGACATCACACGCTTGACATCATCGTGGATGAAGCGCATACCATAATCCATATCCTCTGTGTAAGCAGGGTATAAATTCTCGTCAAATAATCCGTATCGTTGTACCATCCAGTCTTTAAGAAGAAAAATATCCCAACCGCCGCCACAGCCGTGGACAACCCCAACATCCTCAGCCTGTGCTTTTTCGTTCATCTCCTGTAGGAAACCAGGTTCGAACATGACATCATGGTTTGATATAATCCAATATGGTGCTTGCATAAAGCACTTAATAATTAAGTTCCAAGCGCCTGAACAACCCACATTTGAAGGCATGTGCGTCACATGCACTTTCTTTACAAACGGATTAGACAACTTACGAACACTTTCTACCGCGTCCGTAATCTGACCCCGGCCGTTGTTGTTAAATACGACAAAATTATCGACCGGATAGTCGATGCTCATAAAGAGCCTATGTAACCAGTAGGGATTATTGACGATTGCTGTGCCGAGTACAGGAATGGAAGAACGCATTAGACAACTGATCTATGTCAGCATGTTATCAGAAAATATCGACTGAAACAGGTTGCACCCCTGAGCCTCCTCAGTCTGAGCTTCTGGTATATCAAACGAACAACCGTAAGGCGTTAAGTGAGCGCAATCAGAACACGGTATCCCTTCAGGCACCGCAGAAATTGGCTCGAGCTGGACAGGCTGTTGTACAGGTTGATGGACGCTGTTAAAAATATTTTCTAGTTGACTAAACTTAATACGAAGAGTACGCAGTTCTTCATAAGCCTCAGAGTTTATCTCATACGTTGTGTATTTATGATCACACCCAAAGCAGCTATAACGCCTTCTGGTACCTTCAAATATCTTTCTGCTTTCTTTTACCTTGGCTTTGAGTTCGCCGCAAAGGGGGCACTCCTTTGTTTTGTGGAACTCGTAGAGCCCCTGAAGCTGATTGTTGTCGTGTTTTTTCTTTTGAGGTGCCATTAGATGTTTGTTAATGCTGCAGGTGGGACTCGAACCCACATGAGTGAAACTCAACGCATTTTAAGTGCGCAGCGTATACCATTCCGCCACTGCAGCGGCATGAGCACTATAGCAACTTACTGGCTGTCCGAAGGGGGCTCGTTAGAGTTTTTCCAGGTTTGGTCGCCAGGCAGTGGCTCTGTACCATATTCAAACGTATCGTAGTCCTCATCGTTACGAGGATCCTCTACAAACACGTAATGCGTGGTCTCCTCCTTGATAAAAGTTTGCAAGTTTTTGATCGCACTATCGAGAAGTTCTTGCTCTTCCGGTGTGAGTTCAAGGGAGTCTGACACAGACCGCAGGCGACTACCCACAGGCTAACGGTGCTCATAAAAATTCAGGCGGGCGTTAACGGCGGCTTTACAAGTCCGAATGTCACGCCGCCCATAAACCTCAACCTGACGGACAAGACACTCGCCAACAGCCTGGTTGAACTCCTTCATGCGAGCCGCGTAAGAACTCTGGTTGGTTACGAATTTTGGAAACAGCGTGGCAAATGTGATCAGGGTGCAGACCGAAACAGTCAACCCGAAAGCATGAGAGAAGATCGCGTATGCAACGGCGTCGCTGGAGTTGGCTCTGATTTGGATGTCGTTTGTCATGTGAGTCACCTAGTGACACTACAAGCATACAACCCAAAGGGCAGCGTGTCAACAAAATGCTGCTACCATAACGACATTGACAAATCGGCAGATGACTGCAGCCAGCAAGCAGAGCTTTAAAGAACTCATGGCTCAACTGGGCAATGAAGTTGAAGAGGCTGTACCGACTGTCCAAATTCAAGGCAAAAAGAAGCTGGACGAGCGCTACAGCTTCAATCAAACCTGGTATGACGCTCTGCTGAATACCGATCTAGTCCTCTGCACCCGTGACGAAGCGGCAGAACTGCGTTTAGACCCTTCCGCAAAGCGTCAAATCGTCGAAATTGGCGTTTATGAAGGGGCATCCAGCTGCTTCTGGTCTGATTTTTATCTTTCGCACCCAGAGTCTCGTTTAATTTCGATCGATCCGTTCACTGGAAGCTCTGAGCACCACGAAAAACCCGAAAATTACCCCGAATTAGCAGAAATCGAGCTCATCGCTCGTGGAAATATCGCTAAATCTGACAACGCTGCCAAGATTGAAATCATTAAAGGCTGCAGCTGGGACGTTTTTCCCGAACTAAACCGTCGTAACGGCGGCGAACCCTGGATCGATGTCCTTTATATTGATGGTGCGCATGATCCTGCTTCTGTCGCACGGGATACCACGCTGTATGTCCCGATGGTTAAATCTGGTGGCGTCGTTATTTTTGACGATTATGGTCATCCCGACGTTCAGCGCGGTGTCGACGGGGCTCTTACTGCCTTTGCTTCGATGAAACTTGCGATCTTCACCGGCTGGCAACTTGCTACTAAAGTCGCATGAACGCAGAGGATCGCTGTAGAACCTGTCGGTTTTTCCAGCTGACGCACGATGCCGAGGTGAATGCGACGGGTCAGTGTCGTCGCTTCTCCCCTATTCCCGTCTATATTCAATCTGCACTACTGCCACGATCGCAGTGGCCTCAAGTCAACGCTGACAAAGACTGGTGCGGGCAGTTCAAGCCAATTAAATAAAATCTCAAATGAGACACATAAGATTGGCGCTTGGGGAGTTTCGACGCGCTCCCCACACCTTTCCCCACTAGTAGCTGCGCACGCACGCAGTTTTTTCTTACACCTGCTGCCCTTCGTCTTTTACGGCCTGCTTATGGGCCTCTTTTTTTGCGTCCCAGTCCGCTGGCTTTGTCCTTCGCGTTAGCTGGATTTTCCGTTCATCCACCAGGTGCCAACTACTAACAAAACTCTGCTCACCCCACGCTGCCTTAACCAAGATCCCATAATCATCAACGCCAATCACTTCGAAATCATCTTCATCTACATGCACATAAGTCATATACTGCACAGTGCCCCCAAACAAACATAAATGCTAGAGTGATATTACACCCTTAAAACCAAGGGAAAGCAGTGACTAACGGCGTTCAATACTTACCGACATATCGTTCCGGTTTCACTGGTCCGAGTGAACGGATCGGTGGTTCATCGCCGTATCACATCGATCTCAAAATCCTCAGCGCCCTTCCCCTACAAGAAAAGATCCGAGCCCTGGATTCACTGGCCCAGCAGTACAGCAGTATTGGCCGTGAAATCGAGTTCTCCAACCAAGCCGTCTCCAGCCAACGCTGGAACCCAAACGCCAGTCCCGAAGAAAAGAAAGCTTTATTCGAAGCTGCCACTAAGGCCCACGCGACTCGGCCCGGCTGGGATCCTCTAGATTTTTACGTTCCGTTTAAAGGTAAATCCCGTTTCGATACGGGTGCGGTCGAGGGCGCCTCGATCTTTATCCCAGGCGTACCTGGCGGCAAAATTCGCCGTGGTGCAGGTGGTGGTTATGGTTACTTCAGCGAAGCCATGGACCCTAGCGGCCGCGTGGTATTCCGTGTCGGCCACGGTGACATCAACCGCCCCGAGCAAGAAGGCGAAATTGCTGTCGCTCAACAAGCTACACCTCAACCCGGCACAACAAAACCCGAAAACAAATCTGCCGAAGAGCTCCTACTCGAAAAGATCGGTGAGCTCACAAAACCCAAAATCGAAGTCAGCAGCAGCTACACAGGGCCTAGCCCCGAAACATTCCGCAAGGCCCGCGAAGAAATCGATCAAACTGTGATGCAGCTTCTGCTAGAAAAAGCGGGGCAAAAGCCTGAAGGAAAGCAAACTCCCCAATATGTACAAGGCGCGGGAAGCGCTGCTGCTGCCGCTTTAGCCCAAAAAGGCTTCGCGACTCCGAAATCCTTAATCTAAGGATTCACCACGGCTGAGTTTCCGAATACCCGTAATGAGGTACGCGTAATCACGCGCCTCAGTAACAGGCTTCGATTCCCCGCAAACATCGCAGTCGCCTTCCCAAACTGAGCTGCAGCCGACCGAATAAACGCCGTATTTGTCGCCACAGTCAGAACAGACGACATAGGCGTTCTCAAGCTTTTTCAGCAGAGCCCTCGTTGCTGAACTGAGTCGGGGCATAACCCTCGCCAGGGAAAAGAGAATTCATGATGGACTCTACCTGGTTAACCCGAGCGCGACGATCCGCCAGCTCCCGACATAAAGCTTTCTTTAGATGTGATACCAGTTTGCCCGTCATATCCTCATCCATATACTCACATATAGTTTCCTCTAGCCTTTTATACACACCTTCTTCGTAGGTGCACATCTCAAAGGGCATCGTTCCAGTGACGGATGACACCCGCAACGATAAAGCAGTTCGTCACAAAGTAAGTCACGAATATGAAAGTCCTAACCCAAGCGACATGGTCTGCTGTTTGCTGGCAGTCAGCACTCTTAGGACCCAAGGCATTAGCCCAGATCTTAAAGATCTTTTGACGGCGCCGATTCATCTAATACAAACTTTCTTGAATTCCACGCGTTAACAACGCAACTCAAAACTTAACCGACAAATATACAAAGAAGGGAGTCAACGAATATCTAACTCTCCGTCCTCATCCCAAGTCATGCTGTGCATCAAATGGTATTGAGGGCCTTCAGCTTGTCGAGTTGTAACTGAAACTGAAGCGCGACCAGGCTTCCGATCAGCGGATAATGCTAACAGTTTTGCCAGCTGCGTCGAAATCCGATCGAATGCTTTGCAGGGGTCGCCCACGACAGGCTTTGCGTGTTCTTAACTTTACGTAATCAATGTGGGCTCTGCACACAGTCGTTGCAAAACGACGTACTCAAGCCGCTTGATCCAGGCGTCTCCGAGCTTTTTTCACCGCAGATTGCTTAGAGGCGCCCGATGTAGTTCCTCTTGGTGCGGCAGTCTCCCGAGCAAAAAGCTTGAGACTGTCAGCACCGCCTCCTAAAACTTCAGCAAACTCGGAACCAGAGGCTTCTGCGGTGGGCTGCCCAGTAGGAACAGAACGAGTACCAGTAAAAACGGGACTACCTTGATAACTAAAACCGCCGCGTCGAGGTTTCTTTGAAGAAAAGAACGACGCAAGCTTGTCAGCACCCACAGTGGAAGAAGCTGGGGTGGTCGCAGGAACACTTACTGTGTCAGAAACAGGTGCAGGCGTCTGCGCTGTAGCTAAACCTTGCAAAAAGTTTTCTAAAAAGTCTTTAGAAGGTACACCTAACTTCGAGCGACCAGAGCTTTGTTTGCCGGAAATGGGGAACATGTAATCCCCAAAGCCAATAGCAAACTCACGCGAGGGAGCTCGGCGGGTAGTCATCTTAGATATACCTTTTAAATAACTCTAAATCAAACCCCACCTAGGGGATATCCCATCTTTCTGAGGTTCTCCCGAGCACGATCAATGTGACCGCTTTCGCGACGAGTCCGCAGCCAATCAGCCAAACGGGCATAAGCTTCAGGAGACTCAGGACCACCTGGGTCAACATCTGCAGGGGCTACGCCTTTATAAGGGACGTACCCAGCTACATCCTGTCCCCCACCACGCAGAAAAGATTCGAGAAAATCCTCAGCAACTTTTTGAATAGAAGCCTCTCTGTTGGGAAGGTAAGAGAGAACTTCTACAGCAGTAGAGTCCATGCCGGGACGAAATACAAGATCTCGTGTACCGTAAGAATCTTCGCCAGGTCGATACACAAGGTCCCGGTACATGCTTCTCTTCGGCAACAAACCTCAGTCTATTTTAGAACCTCCTAAAGGCGTTAAACGCTCTATAGCTGTAATCTTGCTACTTTGGGCAGTTGGTTTTGTGATTATGTACCTAGATAATGTCTGCTTACAGATCGTTCGCTTCAAGAATTACTGCTGCAACAACAAGCATCAGTAAGACAAAAAGAATACCAATCAAGAAAATGACTGGCCAAACCACAGAGGTCATCAGGTAGCTTGCGGCAGGAGACCGCGTTTTTCAGCTAAACGGTAGGCGAGATCCGGGTTTGCCTCAACCCAAGACATAAACGACTCAATAGGCATACCTTCAGCAGCGCCACCTTCATAGAGACGACGCTGTAATTCACCACCTTTAGCCATTTCAGCACCCAGCAGACGCTGACGAGCGTACACCTGAGCAAGCTCATTCATGCTTTCTGGTTGTGGTGTAGGAGATGGTGCAACTTCTCGCGTAACAGGAGCGTGCCGTTCTTCTACAGGGCGTTGAGCAGCAGGACTAGGAGCAGCAGCGCGGGTCTGTTGAGGGGCAGCTAACTCAGCAACTCGAGTCTGCTCTGCCCTTTTTTGTTTTTGCTCTTGTAAATATTGAGCCTGCGCTGCTTTAACCAGTTGATCCTGGTTAGCACTAACTGCTCCTGCATCCAGAACATTCAGTGCAATACCTGGCAGAACACCGCCATACCCAAAATACTCAACTCGAGTCCTTGCTTCAGGACCCAAAGCTTTACCCACGACGCCGCCGATTGCCTCTTCTAAGAGCATCGTTGCAGCGTTTACAGGATTTAAAGGGTTGAAAGCTTTACCAAGTGCACCAAGACGAGTAGTAGGTGTCCGACTCTTAAAAGGATTTAAAGCTACGGGAAGACGGAAACCCACTTTTAGACCTTTTACTCCTGAGAACTAATTATAAGCCAGCTATAAAACCAAATAAATAGGGGCCCTTAGGCCCCCCGGAGTCCCCTTGTCCGTTGTCCCTAGGCAGGAACTCTGACATTCTAGTCGCGAGGGGCGGATTTGAACCGCCCATTTCTGAGCTATTTGCTCAGCGTTCTACCCCTTGAACTACTCACGCAGCCCGATGCGAAGAGCAGAGCGGGAACACCAATCACTTTAGCGTGGTGTTCTCGTGCGAATAACGAGGATCTATTTCCACGCCTCGATAAACACACCGAGGGCTTGCTTCACGGGTCGTTTTTTGCCAGTCAAGCACCTCCTTCTGGTGCTCAACGGTGTCATACTGTTTACCGCGATACGTTAAAACAGTCATGGGTAGCCTGTAACTTCCTACATTGTAGGAATTGGTAGCGATTGATACTGTATTACTGCTATACAAAACACATATTAAACTGTTAAACCCAGACTTCAGTCGTAGAATTTACAGGTACTCTGCATTCCTCCCGTGGCAAGGGAGTGGAACACGCCTGTTCGTGAGCCTTGGAACGGAATGATTAAAGCATCACTGGATGCTATAGATCGACATAACGACCATTATTTAAAAACAAACAGCTATAAGCACCTAGTAGCAGCGCATTATCTAAGACAATATGTGGCTTATGTAAAAGATATGATATTGGAACTCGAGAAAAACCAAAACGGTACTACTCAGCCGTACCTCTAAACCATTTTCGTTTTTCAGAGAACCACTCAGCCAAAGTGACGGGATCTTGGGCTCCGTTGAGGTGAGAAGCCGGGTCAGGATCCCCTAAATCCATTTTTTGCATGAAATCATCCAAAGTTCCGTCCTGAAAAGCACCGTGAATGCCTTCACGACGTGCTTTACGGAGCATAGCATCTACAGAATGGTTTGATTTAGCCCATTTCTGTATCCATTCCATATCTTTGAACTGAACTTCTTCTCCCTTTGCTATCCGTTGGCAAATAAATTCAACTTTCTGACGCACTTCCGTGGAAAGCATTCGATTGCACGAACCTTTCTACCAGCTTAGGTGCCTTTAAAAGGTTTAAACCACGACCACGTGGCGCCGAAAATTTTTTTGATGGGGATCGCGAGGATCGAACTCGCCTGAAATCGATTATGAGTCGACCGCTTTCACCAGATAGCTAGACCCCCAGCCGTGCCACTATACTGACAATGGACCTTTTGGGGTCAATTTACCCCGCCGAAGACCAGAGGTATCTCGCCCGCGTCGTCGCGTAAGCTCTCTATTTAAAAAAAAGAGCGGAAATTGCGGGCAGCATGATGCCATGATGGTACAGTATAACACTGCCGTTGTTGTAACTCACCTATTGTTTATTGTTTATACACAGCACTGTTTAATTCTTTCTACGGTCATCAGGGGGTTGTCGTTTATTCTTATTAAGATCTGCCCGTCGTGTGCTACCCTCGCGCGCATGTGCGGGCGCGGTTCCATCTCCTGCGCACTGAGCGCACACAGTGTGCCAATCCGCAATCCGGTTGCAAGGGGTTGACCTAGTGCGCCGTGGTGTGATCTCATTAAGGGGTCGAAGGGCGAGAGCCCGATCGGCAGAATCTGGACAATCCGATCAGCACCACGCCAGCCCCGGCGCGATCCGGCGGTTGATCAGCCAAGGCCTGTGAACCTATGCGTTCCCCCTTGTGCCGATCGCCAAACCGTCACTCGATCGTTCCGACAAGCTCCGCACCATGCTGTAGGATTCCAGCAACGGCCCGAAAGGGTCGACGACATAGGACAACCGACCGTCAAGACTGACGCCCACCAGGGTGAGAGCAGACCCATAAGGGATCGCACCTGGTAGTAGTGGCTGGCAGTTAGGCGGGCGGGGACCGATACCCTCAGATGCTAGTAGTCAGAGGCGGGGTGTGCCCACAAGCTCTCGCGAGCCTAAGCCCCTTGCCCCCACTAGAATCTTCCGCTCACCCGACGATGGCCTGCGAGTCACGTTAAGGGAGGCTTGAAGCTAGTGGCTTGCCCGAGAGGCCCTTGGTCCCATGCTCAAAGTATTTAACTTTGGCAGGTTGTCGTTAGTTAAGTCCCCAGACTTGCGAGCTTGTGACTAACGCAGTAGCCCAGTGAGAATCAGATTCCCGGCTACATGTATCGTTGCGACCTTTATAGATCTGGTGTGGCCTGACGCAATAGCCCGTCCTACCCAGCTCGGGCACAATTTAACTTTCTCAACCGCAGGGATGCTGTGTCCAGAGTATCTGTCCCTCACACAGGTACGCTGGACAGAGCCCATAGGAGTTCTTTCTACGGTCATCGTCTCTGCAGCCATGCCCGCAAGCTTTTAATTTTGCAGGTTTGGCACAATTTAATAGCTTTTGTGCGCATAATGTGCGCCATAACTGACTTTAATTTGGGGTCAGTTTCCCGGAATCACTCTTTAGTGGGGCCTGGTATTACCTACCGGGCTCTACTTAGGGGTGGATTTCTTTGTATTCGTGATCACATTTGATCATGGTGCAAAGTTTCGTTTCTGCGTTTGTGTGTGTGACGCTCTCACTGTGTGTTACGATGCACACTGAGGGCCTCTACCCTCACCGTTTACAACAGTTTCACAGGTGTATTTACATGACTGAACTGACAATTAAGACCAACAATCAACCACGCCCGTTGTTCAACCCCTGCGAACTTTCGCAGTCTCAGCGTGCCAAACTGCGCCACCAATTTGATTGGATGAGCGATGAAGAGTTCGACCGCGATTGTTCATTCTTTCGCTATCGCGGTTGGTATTACAACCTCTGCGAGTTCCTGACTAACACTAACCCTGACGGTCCGTTTAAGGGTTGGCACGGTATCGCTAACGATTCCTATTTCACAGGAACGCTAGTTAAGTTGTGCGGCAACGATGTCATCGTCGGCCGTTATTCTTCCTGATAACTGTAACTAACACCATTGCAATCTGATCATGACAACCACATTCACACACTCCAAACTCGAATGGAGTGCTTATTGGCAGTGGGATGGTGAGCCTGAGATCGGTGGAATCTACACTCAGGATGTTAGTTTCTACACAGACGATAACTATAAGTTCACTGTGTCATTCCGTATTGGTGAGGGTAGGACTCTTGGCCTATTGTTCGCTGAGGTTATAACTGTTAATCCACAGTTTGAGACACAGACAATGCACTATTGTCTCGGTCAGTTCTACAGAAACTCTGGCGCTAAGATGTTCACACAGTTTGCACTTGATCACTTTATGCAAACTGAAACGTGGTCTGCGTGCCCGTCATTTAACTGCGTTGACTACATCAACGGCGACCCATTCACCCTCTCAGGTGATGAACTTGTTAGCGACATTGATTGATCATGCAACCGATCCCGCACTTTAACTTCGTTAGTCGTCGTGAGGTTGAGTTCACTCTCGCTGCGCTTAATCAACTCGCACAGTCTGGCGAGATTGATCCTATCGAGCGAGACGAGTTTTACAACCTCCTAGAAGCTTTCCAAACATTCGCCCTGCAAGTCTGACAAATGGCTCACACAATCGACACAGTTGCTGCACGCGAACTAGAAGTGTACGCAGTCAACTTCTCATCTGCTCACTACAACACAGTGGGCAAGACTCTATCTAAGTTCTACAAGCAAGGTACGTTTAGTCTCGACCGGGCTATTGCTTACATCGAGCGTTATTTACTTGTGCCAGCTGCTAAAGATTACAAACTCTGCTACGGCTCTATGGCTACATCGTGGAACGCTATGTTTCCCAAACCTGAGCGCCTTGTGGCTGCAGAATCTATCGCCCACAGCTTCGTTTCTGAGTTTCGTTTAGGTAACTTCTGGTCATGACTAACAACATCGACGACACTTACATCATCATGGACGATCTCATCAACAAGCAATTCACCCTCCAGCGTGATGTTCTAGCTAGCTGGAATGAACTACACAAGATGAAGCTCAAGCATGATGCTTTGTTATCCGAACTGCGCAACGTTCGTGAGCAGATTAAGTATGAATCCGAGCCTTCTCTGTTTGATCAAATGTTCGGCGAAGTAGAACCTAACCGCTAACGCGGGCCAACTCACACAATACCAACAACATCACCATGAAACTTTCCGTCTTTAATCTTCATCGTGGCTGCACAGAATACGTACAACTACCGTCAGGTAGGTGCGTTAATGTCCACGTTGCTCGCTTAGCTAACACCACAGAGGTTCACGTTCAAGCTAACAACGAACAGTGGCCGCAAGAATACAGCGACACGTTTCTACATTGCAAGCGTTGTGTGAATGTGTTTCACAGTGCATCGAAGTCACTAACTCACGAAGACATTGAGTATCTACAGGATCGCTACTTCCGTCCCTACGAAGAACTTACCTTCGCCTGACTATGTACTACATCCAACGCCGTTCAATCAACCACAACTACCTAGAAACTGTTGACGAGTTCGAGTCTCACAAAGAGGCTAAAGCCACGCTGCATGAGTATCAAATCTGTGATTACTCAGCCGACTATTACATCAGTTCACGTTGCTGTAAAGCATGGAGGGAATCGTGACACAGACACAGTTTGACAAACTCTACACAGCTATCTACGAAGCTTATGAGTTTGCAGCACTTAAAGATGAGTACATTCGGTCGACTTTAGGTGACGCGCTTGATCACATGATCTTGCTCAAACAGCAGAAACTTATCTACCCAGACAATGAAACAATCAGCCAACCTAGTCCGTGAACAAACTAGAGCAATAGATCTGTGGACACTACTGCACGATGCTGAGCAACTTGTAATTAATCACGAGTATCTCCACGCTCGTATGCACCAACGTCTGCAGGATCTTATGAATGTCGTTGAGTCTTATCAAGAAGCGATTGAGCTAAAGCTTGAGCAAGACAATCTAGACAGCGACTACCTAACCTAACCCGCTAACGCGGGGCCAACTCACACAATCACTTCAACAACACAATGTCTTTCACACAACACTGCGCAATCGCTACCTGCAGCATTAACAACGTGCTCGACGTTAATGATCTCTGCTCTAATCTTTATGACTACTTGACTAACCACGAAGACGAGATCCCCGAAGCTCTGCAGGATTGTGCTTCCTTCGAAGAGTTTGCTGATCAAGTCTCAAACTATGTAGAACTTGTCGGCGACAAGCTCACAGTGACAATGGACACGGAGGAAATCAACAGCGACAACGAGATCTTTGACTTCATCACTGATCACTACGCTTGCCTAATGACCAGCAAGTTCATGAAGATCGTGTGGACTTCATACGATAGTCGGGCAGGTATCTCAGCTGATTGCACTTACTACGACAACAGCAACAAACTAATCGACATCGAAGCGATCCTTAATGCCCGCTGAAGCGGGGCCAACTCACACAATCACTTCAACATCACATGAAACGATTGCTTTTGTTGTTCCCTATGATGTTCATCAACCCAGTTAGTGCTCGCCCAGTTACTGCAACTGTTTACCACGAGTGGTATCACGCGAGAGAAACTTACTGCGGTCAAACTTACCAGCACTGGGGTATTTCAGCTGCTCACCCTTGGTTACCTTGCGGCACAAAGGTTCGCGTTCAGCACAAGGGGCGAACCCTGACTGTACCAATCACAGATCGCTGCGAGTGTAACTCGATCGACTTGTCAGCTGGCGCAGCCTATCGCCTAGGTGTACCGATTGATGGTATCGCAACAGTATCCATCCACTACTAGCACAGTGCCTTGACTGTTCCGACAGGCATGGTATAGTGTGGCGGCCTCTCGCTGCATCACATCTTCTACGGTCATCATTTTTGATCATGACAAATCACATTCCTTACGATCTTTACAACTTGAGCTGGCACTCTCTCGCGTATCACTCTCTCGCTCGCTTCAAGCAAATCGTGCGGCACGATGACACGATTCCCGCAGATGTAATCGAGCAGATCGAGGACAACATCATCCCTGCCCTTGAGTATCTCGAAGGTTGGGAACCTACAGACGACATGATTCAAGCCCACATCGACTCTCACGGGATGATCTGATGATTCAAATTGTCGTTGATGATGAGTATGGCGCACCGTACGCCGTCGACACTTTCCTAACTATTGAAGATGCACGCCATGCACTGAATGAATTGGAATCTTCACTCGAAGACTGCATAACTTCAGCGCGTGCCCATCGCCTGATGCAGGCAATCGACCAGCTTAAACAATCCATTGCAGACCATGAAGATGGTGACGATTAACACGAACGAAGGCGCTTTCAAGATCCCTACTAAGTGGATGGGAGAAGCCTTGGCTGTCCACCGCCCAGTTGTCGGTTTCGGTGGCAAACTCAGCAAAGAGAAATGCACCTGGACAATCACTCACATTGAGTCAGGAATGACGGCCGGCAGGTATAACGGTCCCATGAACGAAGCAATCAAACTAGCTAAAGCGTGGGATCTCACGTTCAAAGATGAACTACCCGGCTCAGAGCCTGATGCAAAATCCTGGGTACACAAAGATCAGTGGCTAAACCAAGTTCGTCGGTTCAAACCAATCGCTTCGCCTGATTCGTTCGAAGCTGTAGTCAACCATTACAACACTGAATCATGAGAACCATCGAAAAGAAGATGCTCAGCGCAATCATCGAGCGCAAGAACTTCAGCTTGGATAACACTCGCGTTGAGTGTATTCACTTCCCACATCCTGTGGATTCTGAAGATCGCATCATCGACCGCTGCAATGTCTACCTGCACAACAACCTCATCGCCACGGTGACTCCCGACGATGTAACAGTCAACAACTGTGGGTGGCGAACAAACACAACTAAGTCTCGCCTGCACGTTATCTTGCGTGAGTTCTGCGGTGCTTGTGTGTCACAAACTAATTTCGAGTGGTTTCTGACTACACAGAACGAAGTCATCCCCATGGTGGACAAGCAGGATTACACTGTTAGCCGCGTTCCAATGCACTAATGCCTCTGCCTAACCTGCGAACTAACCAACGTAACCTCATACGTTTGGTAGCACAACACGAACACCGTTATCCCGACGAACCTTGCTACCTCGGCAAAGTCACAGCAAGTAGGCAAAACGTCTTTCTAAAAGCTGTTGCTTCATTAGAAGAACGGAAACTTGTAGAAATCGACCGCACTAGTAACAACTTCAGGGCCTGGACAATTAAGCTTCTAGTTCCTCTCGAAGATGTAATCCCTCAGTCCCTCAACTAACCATGAAACTCCTTACTTCCTTACTCCTTTCTTCTTTCGCTTCGTTTCTCATCGCCACGCCGGCTAAAGCTCAGTGGGCGATGACTTGCACTCGTGACTACAACAGCTCAGTAAATCTACGGACACAACCATCAACACGAGCAACTGTTGTTGCTTCGATCCCGAATGAAAGTTATCTCCGTGCACTGACTTGGGTGTGGGGTGGAGACAAACTGCGCTGGTGGAAAGTTGAGTACAACGGACTCGTGGGTTGGATGCGCTCTGACTATCTATGCAGATAGTTTCAAAACAGTATTTAATTTAAAAATGACTCAAGAACATCCAGTCACCCCATCACAAGCATTGGTACAGCGATGGTTTCTAGGGGCTAAAGCTCTACCCCCAAATCAGTGGGTAATTGATGTAGCTAACGAAGCTGCTCAGTGGGGTGCAGATACGGAGCTAGAAGCGTGTTGTGCTTTAGTTGAAGTTGATCCCTGCTGTGGTACTAAGTTTCAACGAAGAATCCTTGTGAAAAAACTGCGTGAGGCTCGTCGTCCTAAACCGCGAGGCTCAGACAAGCGGCCGACAGATAGGGAACTTCAAGAAGTTTATTTAGAGGGTTACTACTCCTGTAAGGATCGTAATGGTCCTGATGCTCAAGCAGCTGGACTCCGTGCAGTCTTGAATCGCTGGGGTAGCGAAGCCGTCAACTAACTGAACAATCATGTTTCGCAAGATAGCTTTAGTGGCTGCAGGTGTTGGCGCCTTCCTCGTGGCTTCAATCTGCATAAGTTTAGGGGGTATGGTTGTATCAGCTTTGATACCCGGCGCATCTAAAGACAAACCAGGGAAACTCGAAGCTGACCCACAGCAGGCGGCAAAATCTGAGTGGCTACAGCAGCTCGAAGGTGGTGGCCCGACCGCTTCGAAAGAAGCCAAGGAAACACCAGAGGCAGAGGCACCAAAGGAACAACAACCAGCGCCTGAAACGGCTGTGTTTCAACAAGCTGACCCAGCACATGTTGCTGCCCCGCCAGCGCCTACAGTGGGTCCGGGTAACTTCGAGTCACCTGCTCCTTACCTACCTCCTCCGTCTGTACAAACAGGCCCTGGGAACATGTAACTAATGAAACTCAAAATGTACGCTTTAATTGGTTCAGTCGGTGGCGTTGTACTAGCTCTCGGCATCCATCAAGGTCAAAAGTTTTTTGAATCAAGAGGGGAAGTCAGCGAGTATCACCAACAGATGCTGCTCGCCATGGAACAACCCTTAGAGTTGGGCAACGATCCGGCTCGAACTTATCCTGATGGTGGGTTACCTCTGGACGCTACACCTGAGCCAGGCTACCAAAACGAACCAGGATCTTTACGCCCCTCCATACAGTTCACGAATCAACCTCCAGCACTTCCTCCACTATCTAACGCACCGTTCCTTGTACTTAAAAAATCATCGCAGTCGATCAAATCAACTAAAGATCCTATTTGGACACTCCAGCTGATCAGTAAGGATGGAACTGTCCTAGATAGCCTGCAGGCTGTGACGGGTAGAGCGTCCCGACAAGCAGTTAATCGTCACATCGCTGGCACAAAGGCCCCTCTGCCTGTCGGAACTTACCGGATTGAGCGAGCAGGAATCGAAAGCGGACCCTTCAGCGATCCCGAACTAGGTAGCGGCTATTGGGTGCCGATCACACCTATGTTCGCCACAGGGCGATCCGATCTTGGCTTTCACGTTGACCCTTCCTGGGGCAAACTCAACGGAGAGTCAGGCACTAGCGGCTGCATCGGTCTTGAGAACGTCGACGCAACTGTAAAGCTCGTGACGTGGATCAAGCACTTCAACGTATCCAAACTCATTGTTCAATCGTGATGCGCACCACTTACCAGAAACTGCAGATCTTCGCCCTAATCTTCTCTGCTTCAGTTTTGTTGAGTGCTGTGATGCGAGGAGGAACAGTGGCAAAAACGGATTCGATGCAATGCCCAGTTGCTCCCAACGGCAAACTCCATTACGGACCTGGTTGCTGATGAAGATTCAACCTTAAACTCAACCCGAAACCTCCGGCTGCTTGTGAATTCCCCAATCACCATCGTTCTTCACTCTCAGATCAGCAGCAAACACATCACCTACACAAACATAAGCCCTCAAACATTGCTCTCTGTGATCAAGGGGAGCAAGAGCAAGCCAGCTCGTGAGTTAGCAAATCGACTCATCCCGATCTTGGAAGACCTATCCAAGTAGACTTCTGACGCACACCCCAAGCATGAAGCTTCTCACTAACCTCATCCTGATCTCAATCAGTCTTGTTTCTTTTAGCTCTGTGGCTGCCCACGCGCATCACACAGGGCAATACACCGAAGTCAACCAAGAACAATGTCAGAAGTAAGCTTCACGCTCAAGGAGATTCTCACGCTCCGACGTGCCCTAAATGCTTTAGTTGTCAGGCAGGAACTTAACTTGCTGTCTGCCTCTGAGTCGATGAAAGAAGAGATCACAGCTACGCTGGTGAATCTGCATGACCTTGACATTAAATTACTGCAACTAAAACCTGAATGCTCTCGCTCGCAATAGAACCCTTCGCTCGGTATAACCCGCGTGAAGTATCTTGTACGACATTACTTATCTTTCTTGCCGTAGGGGAGTCTCAAGAGGGACTCCTTCAGACGGACATAGCCAGGAAGCTAGACATCCCAAAGTCAAGCGTTAGTAGAAACTGCAGCATCCTAGATTCACAAACTCAAAAGGGTGAACCTGGGATGGGCCTCATCAGCAGGGAACCCTGGCACGCAGATCAAAGAATCAAGTTTGTGAAACTAACAGAGAAGGGTCGGGCACTCTTTGATGAAATTCACAGCAAACTGAGTTAGTCTCTCTGTCAGCTTATTGCTTCTTATGGTGCTTCCAGACTGGCGGATCACAGCTCTCTGCCAAGGTGGGATGATCGAGCCTTTTGATCCCACGATGGTCAACCCGGCCAGTCTGGACATAACTCTCGGAACAAACATTTTCATAGAGGTTGAAGACGGAGGTCTACTGCCTAAAGACATCTCAGATCACACAAGATCTAATCCGTACTTACTGCTTCCTAACGAGTTCATCCTGGCTCAAAGCGCAGAAGTCTTTAACATCCCAGACTTTATCTGCGCTCAGTTTGCGCTTAAGTCATCCCTCGCCCGTGCGGGATTAGAGCACCTGATGGCGGGCTACATCGACCCAGGCTTCAATGATTCTGTTCTGACTCTCGAGTTCAAGAACGCTAAAAGGTTTAGTGCTTTCCCTCTGTGGCCTGGTATGCGGTGCGGTCAGATCATCTTTACTGAAATGTCTGACACGCCTCAAGTTAGCTACAGGTACACAGGCAGATACAATCACGATGCCAAGGTAGCCAGATCGAAAGGTCTCCTCTGATCTAAACGGATCTCTGCAGAGAGATCCCGTAAGACTCAGATGAGAAAGATAAAAGTATTTAAGTATGTCCAGGTTTGTTGATAATCTTTTTATAGAAAAAGAAATTTAACTATGAAAAGTTACACATAGTACCCCGCCAAGCGTGTGCAGATAAATTTCTGCGCAAGGGTTGACACGGTAAGCTGAGTGATGTACATTGCTCTGCATGGGCGGCACCGGCCCTAAACGTGGTGCGCCTCCTTCGAATCACATCAAATGACTAAGGTCACTACACAATCCCTGGTCGAACAGGGGCGCATCAGTGCAGAGCGTTACGACGCGTGCGACAACGCCCTGGCCGAGCTGAACGGAAGTTTCGGGACAGAGTACGAAGCTGCTCGGAGCAACCTCACAACCATGCTCTGCCACGCGGATCACTTCGGGTTGGATCTGTCCGTCTTCAAGGGCGACGACTCCCTGTTTAAGTTCCCTGAGTTCCGTACGAACATCGTTGTACGTATCGACCGGAGCCCCTCGCCTCACATCAAACTTGACAAGATCAACGACAAGATCGCAGACCTAGAGCGCAAGCTGAAGCTGGCGAAGATCGAACGCGACAGCTTGATTAAGCAACTCAACTTGACTGGGGCAGTCGATCTGGTCACTGACAAAATCACCGCAGTCTTCCGTCGTCTTAAGTGATCGTGAATAACGAAAAGATCTTCCTGATTCACTGCTCTGTGAGTGCCTCTGTTCGACAGAGCACTCAGATAAAGATGGCAGACCTTCAACTGCCTGGTGCTGTTATCGACGTACTCGAGAAACAACAATCAGTCTCAGTGCGTCCTACGCTCTCTGGGAGATTGAAGGAGTTCCTTAATCTTCTGAGGATCGAACAACGTAAGTTGTACGACGAGTGCACAATTCACAACGGTGACGTTCACTTCCTCCACGAGGACTACTTTGAAGAAGCTATGGAGCGAATCGCCAAGATTCGTTCTGACGCTGCGAAGTACAACGAACAGCTGAACGAACTTTGGCTGGAAGAATACACTCGCTGGTCGAACACAGTTGAAGGCTTTCTTGAGCCGTTGTTCCGTGATGACCCCGAAGGTTTCAAGCTAGCTAAAGAAGCTTACTTAACTATCTTCCCTACCAAGCAGGAGTTCGAGAATCCAATCAGAGTCTTTGTGGTCGGACCAAACCCAGTCAGCTTGGTTGTTTCTGAAAACAAAGAGGAGCACTCTATTTCCACAGCGATTCAGGAAGCCGCTCTGTTCAACACAAACGAAGTTCTTGAGGCTGCCCGTGAAGGTGCTGCTGATCGGGCATTGGCCAAAGCAGCCGAACTTCTCGATGACCTAGACGTTCGAGTCTCATCTAAGGTTGGTGAGCGCCAAACCGGCGGAGCTCGGCGGCGCGGTTCGTGGCAGATCACAGCGGAAACGCTGCAGCTGATTACTAGACACTGCCCAGGTTTCGAAGATCTGTTCAAACTTTCGGAAGATTTACTCGATGTAGGTGTAAGGCTTCAGAGTGATTCTGCAAAGGTAAAGAACCAAGCCTTTAAAGAGTATGCGGATCTGAAGGGCAAGATTCGTAATGAACTCGAAGCAATCGTCAGCTCTCGAAACTCCAGCGACGGACTTGAGTCCCTGAAGAAATCGCTGGCTCTTTCTAATACTTATCGTGACCTACTCACGAAGATAAACACAGCAGAAACACAAGAGCAATTAGATGAACTCCATCAGGAACTTCAAGTAGAAAAAGATGTCTACCAACAACGAGCTAAGCATCTACAAATTCTGTTCGATCAACGAACTGAGCTAGTGAAAGCTCAATCAGCAAACCTGGATGATCTGATCGACGAGGTAAAAACTATTGAAGCAGAAACCACTGATGAACTTGACTTCTAATCTGGATCAAAAAGCAATCGTTCTGCTGCTAGCAACGAAAAGCTTGAGTGGACCTTACCGCGACACGCGTAAGAAAAACTTCTTCAAGGCTCTCGCCGAGACCCTTTACAAAATCTTCGACTGATGAACGACACTCTCTTTGCAAACCTCCAAGGCTTCCGCTCTTCGCTCAACACCAGCTTCCTGGAACGTGAAGACATTGTCGACGGACTTCTGGCTTCACTTATCACTAAACAAAATTGCTTCTTGTTTGGATTGCCTGGTACGGGTAAATCCGAATTGGTACGGGCTGTTTCGAACGGATTCAAAGGATCTCAGTTCTTTGGTTACCTGCTCTCGCCCACAACGGACCCAAGTGAACTATTCGGCCCGGTGGCAGTTTCGAAGCTCCTGAAAGACGAGTATGTACGTGATGTCTCTGGATACTTACCCAGTGCCAACATTGCATTCTTAGATGAGCTGTTCCGTGGCAGCTCTGCTGTACTTAACTCTCTCCTGACTATTCTCAACGAGCGTATCTTCAACAACGGTCGCGAAGTAATCGAAACTCCGATTCAATCAATCGTTGCTGCTACGAACAGCTTCCCTCAAGAGGAATCTCTTCAAGCCTTCTGTGATCGATTCTTGTTTAGACCTACAGTAGATCTTCTCAAGAAACCCACATCGAAGCGCACGCTTGACGCATGGGCCCTCGGTCTCAAGGACAGACCGACCGTTAAGTCAGATCTAACTTTCGAAGATCTTCAACAGTTACAACAAGAGGTTGTATCAATCAAAGCTAGCGATGAGTTTCTTGATTCCTTCTCGCAAGTAATTGACCTTCTGGCTACGCGGGGAATCACTATCAGCGATCGCCGCCGAGTTCAGATTCTTAAGTTCTTGCGTGGTTGGGCGCTTGTGCAAGGAGATGAAGAACTCTATCCAGAGCACCTGCACAGATCCTTAGTGCACATTGTGTATCAAACACAAGATGATGTACAAGTTATCAAGGAAGTTCTAGAGCAAGCAGTACCTACAGCAGAACGTCTCCTGGAGAGTATCAAGCGTGCTCACAGTGGAATCCTGACGGAATACCACGCGGTTCACTCACAGGAATCTAAAAGCGTAGAGGATCTAAACCGGCTGGTAGGTAAGCTGCGAAAGATGCACCGTGATCTGG